AATCGCAGCGGAATCACTAAAGGCGGTTACTTCGGTAATCGCCTTTTTTATTGTATATCAGCTAATTACAATGTAATATATTGGAATATAAGCATTTATAACTCGTTTTTATTAACGTTTATTAGTGCACAATCATGCACAGTAATGCATCAAACGTATTATTTTTGATACCGATAAAGTATCAAAGGTATCAAATGATACCCAAAAACATGATACCAAATAGAATAAATACTGTTTTTTATTTATTAAACCAATACATGCATTATTTAACAGTATACATAAAAAATCGTGATTCTGTTCGATTACAACCAGTGATTCACATTAAAAAACAAAAAGTATGAAGTATCCAACAATGAGGTTTGTGTTCGACAGAAAGCATGTCGCCACAAGAAACAAAAAAGGTCTGGTTCAGATTGAAGTGACATCAGAAGGTAAACGGAAATGGATTGGGACATCAGTGAAACTATACGCTGACCAATGGAATGAAAAAAAGAAGGTAGTTAATTCCGTACACTCAATCCAGTTAAATGCGATGCTTGATGGTATGATGAGCAAATTAAATGATTTTATTCTTGATTTGTTTAGAAATGACCAGCAATTCGACTTTGAAAAACTTAACGCGTTCTTGGAGAAATCCAACCATTCGGATTCGTTTATTGATTTTGTTCGCATAAGAATAGAGGATAGGACAGACATTGAGGAAAGCACGCGAAAACAGCATAGAACTTTGCTACAATCGTTAGAAAAGTTCGGAAAGCTAAATTACATGGATGACCTGACAAAAGCAAATATAACGCTTTACGATGAATTCCTGCATCAACAGGAGATTTCTCAACCTACAATCTATAACTATCATAAACGCTTAAAGCGCTATTTGCATGAGGCAATGAAGTTCGGTTTATTGAATGAAGACCCTTATGTTGGTTTGCATTTTGAACGCGGAAGATTTGAGAAGCGGAAGTATCTTACAGAAGAAGAACTAAAAATGATCCGTACTTGTAAAATTAATATGCCATCAATAGACCGGATACGTGATTTATTTCTTTTTCAATGCTACACTGGACTTGCGTATGCTGATTTTGAGAAATTCAATTTCGAAAAGGATGTCGAGGAAAGGAATGGGAAATATATTGTATCCGACAGAAGAAAAAAGACCAATGAGGATTATAAAATAGTGCTTCTTACTCCGGCAATCGAAATATTGAAGAAGTATGACTATAAGCTACCTATCATATCCAATCAAAAATATAATGTCTCATTAAAGGTGGTCGCTCAATACGCAGGTATTGATAAGAATATAACCACACACATGGGACGACATACTTTTGCCGTTTTTGCCCTGAACAATGGTGTGCCTATTGAAATTGTTGCCAAAATGCTTGGACACACAAACATTCGCACTACACAAGTTTATGCGAAAGTTCTTAATTCCGAAGTGGAAAAAGGATTTGATTTGCTAGAAAGTAAGATTAATAAGTAAATGGGAATTTTTGATGATGGAATAAAGGGATGTGTCGAAATACTTAAAAATAAGAATCCAACTAATATAAAGTAACCATTTTTTTTGGGGGGGGATCATTCTTAATCGGGTGGTCCCCTTTTCTTCACACTAACAAGCTATGGATAATCAAATGATAGGTAGTTCATCCCAAATATCCCATAAACTTCAATTAGCCGCACAACAAAGCTACCTTCATCAAAACGACAAAGGGAATCATTTTACAAATCCACCTCTCTAAACGTTCCATTGTATCATGGCTAGCAGTTGGCAGAATACCCAATGAGGAATATCATCCGATTGCTCAAGCAATATGTTCAACTTATCTTCTTTCATATTATGTTAGCATAAAAAAAAAGCGGTAAAACCGTTGGGAATTACCGCTCTGATTTATTTTGAATCAACAAGACTTTATTGATATTTGCCTTTTAAGTTCTCGGTGAATATTTTTCAATAGATATGCCTAGAAATACATTCTTATCAAATTGTAGCCAGAAAAGATGTCAAACTTTCCATATCATCAAATTCTTTTATTTTAGTATCATCAGTCTTTCTAACTCTTTTTTTCTTCCTACTTTCAGAAACAACAGATAGCATATTCTGCACAACACCACTGGCATTGTGTAATTGAATAATATGTTTTTCTACTAAGATACATAGTTCATCAGCGAATGATCTTGAAATAAAAGAAACATCGCTTAAATCAATTATAGAGCCACTATGCTCTGCTATTTTTTCTCGTAAAATTTCAGCATTAGAACGTGAGCGTATTTCAGATCCTAATAGATCATGAAGCTTAATTATTTCTTTCATAATACCTCCTATTTTATATACTTCGTATAATCAAATTCTTCACTAACTGTCAATGGTATTCTCATAAGTATAATCGTGCCATTCCAATTAATAGTATCAGGCAATTTTACATAATCACTTCCACCAGATGCATCATGCCTATGAAATGCCCCTCCTGATAACATAAAGAATGCTCCTCCAAGACCTTCCACAATCATACTTTTGGTAGATGATATACCAAATCCTCTACTTTCAGCATCGGGAAGATCTTTAGTCGAATATCCTTCATTTGCATATTTCAATGCTTCAGCTTCATTGTCACCTATCTTATCAAGCATCTTTTGTGACTTGACATAACTTCCATAAATTGTTATTCCATCATCAGCAATGCATATATCCAAACAATTCTCACGTTTCAGATATTGCGTATATATATAACCATAATCACTATCAGAATGTTGATTTATATTGCAAATTAATTCACTAATCAAATACGAAAGTGGAGTTTTAAGTTTTAAATCTAAATTTTTCTGTTTTTCAATAACTCCTTGAATAATGGTCTGCATTGAATCTATATTCTTATTCAATCGACTAAAGCGACATATAGGGATATAACTTTTCCCTAAATATTCTTTCAACGCACTATTTAGGTCCATGTCATCTTTTATCGTCAGCATATCAAAGAACTTAACACATTCTAAATAGTTTTTCATATACCCAACCACATTTTTACACTGTACGTTCTTGCATTTGCTTTTATATATGGCAAATGGGAACAAAAAAAATGGATGGAAAAATGAGGTTTTTGAAAAATCCCAAACAGGAACATCATTATCCCTTATTTGTTCATTCGCAAAAATGACAGAAAATAAATGGTTAAAAACACTACCTATCCGTTCATCTCTATCCGCATTTGGAATATTAATTACCTTATTCATAGTACAAGAAAATAATACTAATATTTACAGAAAGATATCTAATTACGGTATTCCTGTAAATTCCTTATTATAGTGCAAGATAATGCTGTTGTACATACCAGTACTCCTATATGACGCAAATATAGGCAATTATATCAATATGACAATACCAAAGATGGCTATTAACACTTTAAATTTAGCGGTAATTTCAACAAGTCAAAGAACGCTTCTGTTCGATTATTATTTTTCCATTCCCTTTCTGCAATGTTCACACAAGAATTTCTTGGCAACAGGAAACATCTTCTGACCGACATATCCGCTGAGATATTGTGCTTCCTCTCCATAAGGGTCAATTCCGAAAGCCTTGGAGATATGCCGGCATAAATGACCTTTTTCGTGGTCCCACGAATTTTGAAACTGTTCGGGGGTAGAAGTCAAAGAGAGCACCATTACCGTCTCTCTTCTCCTGTAGTCCGAATAGGTAAGTCCGGTATTCATCCTGCCTTCTGTCAGGTTGCGATACGCACGTTTGAGGGAATCCCCCCTGCATCCTATACGGTACAGGTCGGTAATGATTTCCTTAGCCCAATAAGTGTGTACCGCATAATACACCTTGACGTGCCAATCCCCATATTTCGGTATGTAGAACTCCTGAACAATCATATAACATCAGACCAAATTACAGGAACTCCTTTACCGATGCAGGTGGCAAAGAATTCATCAAACGCCCTGCAAGGGTCCCCATCAATATCATCAAGGTAGCACTTTATGTGTTTGCACAAATGTGCTTCGTCAACCAATGATTTTTTGAAAAAATCCGCTTTCAACATATTTGCAACATAGGCAACGTCATATCCTTTGTCGTGTTCGATGGTAATTCCGTTTGCTTTGAGCATATCGTCCACCTCATCTTTACTCCAAGGGTCAAGTTTCTTTTCCTTGCCTGTTGCCTCGTCTTTCACTTTCATTTTTGAAACAGCCCATTCGTAAAGTTTTTTACTGAAATGGAATCCGTATGATTCCAGGTATTCTTGCATCCCTGATGGGAATTTGCTATATGTATCTAATCTTTGTTCCATAGCCTTAATTTAAAAAGAGGGGCGTTTTACCCCTCCTGTTATTAATAGAATTCACCGTTAGAGCGTCTGCGTCTGCGTTCGCCCATTTCATCCATACGCGGATATTCAGGAAAGTATCCGGGGTATCTGCGTTCATCCATGCCGGATGAGTTTCCACCACCTGAATAACTTCTTCCACCATCACGGAAACCCATCTCTCCGCGCATCTCTCTCATGGCTTTTTCGTAACCTTTGCGGCAGCCTTCCTTGTAGGCTTCCTCCACTTCGTCACCTCTCATACCGAAGCCGTGTCCGTAATCGTCACGCCCTTCTTCTAATATTTCCCACATTCCCATAATCATTTCTTGTTTTTAGATGCTTCAACCACTCCGAGCTGTTCCATTAACTTCTGATTCTGTGCAATGAGGTCAGCCATATTTTTGCTCATTTCCTGCATGTTCTTATCCATATTGGACATTTGCCCTTTCAATGCGGATATTTCCTGCTCCTGCTGTTGCTTGGCTGCAAATTCAGGGTTCAGCATGGCAAGCATTTGGTCACATACCCTAAGAAAGTTCTGATGATATTCCACACTTTTTAGGACATCCTCACTTTTCTGTTTCATGGTAAGGACCTCAGTATTCATTTCGTCTCTTGACCCTGTAATCAGCATCCCTGTCTTAATATCATCGGCAATATTGGCATTAGCCGGTATCTCTTGCAAATTGACATTCTGCCCGTTTATATTCACGACAAAATCAATAACCTGTACCGGCTGCGGATAAGGCATGTTGGGAACAGTCTTATATATGGTTTTTATGGGGCTTACATTAACGACCTGCCCACATTCCAAACTTGGATTTGCACCTCTATGAAGAAGATATAATGTACTGTTTACTCGTAAGTTCTGAAACATGATTGTTTGATTTTAAAGGAGTGTGGCTATTTCCATTTTGGAAATCACCACAAAACTCCATGTTAATTATTACTTGCTCCTTAAAGAAGCTGTTTCTGCTGTAGGAGCCGGAGCCGTTGTCGGTCTGTATCCACCATTAACAAGATACAATTCGTTGGTGAACTTGTTATAGTGAATTTCATAGATGCCTGTTCCGGCTAAGTTTTCAACAGTTACAGGCTCATTGTTATAAGCCATCAACGGTCTTGTGTCCCCATTAGTCCCTATCAGTATCGGAAGAGTTGCAGTCGTGCCGGCAGGTATAGCCTGACGGAGGCTGATATAGAATCCTCCAACATAATCCCTGTTACGGAATGCGTGGTTAGGAAGTTCCAAAGTAACATTCTCCGTGCCGACGGTCACAGCCACCGTAGGAAGAGTGTTGAAATTTGTTCTTCCGATTGATGGGAATAGGGATGGGAATCCTGTAAAAAAGTTAGGCCACATATCTACCTCCTTTCTTACCGGATTAACCCCAGTAGTTGTTGCAACCACATCCACTACGTCCGTATACAGCGTCACCCATATATGCACCGTAGGCGGCTGCACGGAAACAATCTGTATTAATAGCGGTTAAATTGGGGTATTGAACACTCACAGTATTGGGGAGCTTGCATTTGATTCCATCAACGTCTCCTTGTAATGCCTGCAATCCGGCTGCCAAAGGAGCAATCTGTTGTCCTACTGCACTCAGGATAGTGGCGTTCTGATTACGCTGGGATATTTCGGCTGTTAAAGTAGCCTTTTCCGCAGTAAGAGATGCAATCTTGTCCTGCAATGCCTGATTTTGAATTGCATCAAGTTTGGCAAGGATAGCATTCGTATTTGCAGTAGCACCGTCACGCAATGACAATGCATTGTTGTTCATTGTATTGGTAAGGGCATTCATTGATTCGCAATTCTGCAAACGTCCTTCATAGCCTTGTCTTTCAATAGCTGTTTGCGTTTTGCAGCAACAATCGGCAAGTTGAGTAAGAATAGACTGGTTGCCTGACTGCATAGCATTAATAATCTGGTTGGTTGACAATCCCACCTGATTACCTACTTGTGTAATGCTATTCTGAACATTGCACAATGCTGTCTGAACCTGTTGGGTAGAGCAGTTGAATGAAGAAGCCAGTTGAGAGATAGCATTACCGTTACCCTGAATAGCTTGCATCAACAATTCGCGTCCTGCGTTTCCTGCCAATTCTGCCGGAAGTCCGTTAGCTCCGTTTCCTCCACGTCCACCGAACAAACCGCCACCATTGCCGTTCCATCCAAAGATACTTGCTATCACAACAAGCCAGATAATGCTCCACCATCCGTCCTGTCCTCCAAAGCCGTTGCCGTTATTCATCAAGGCAAGCAGGTTAGGGTCTATCCCCTTGTTCCCAAACATTCCGGGAAGCATGGCGGTAATGTCAAGCTTGCTACCGCCTGAACCTCCATTGCCTCCGTCTGAATTAAAAACATAAGTTCTTTCCATAAGTATTTGTATTTTGTATCCCGGTCAAAATTGACCGTATGCAAAAGTACATATGTTGTAACTTATGTAAAATCAGTTGTTTCCCAATGATTTCTTTATATTATCCCAATATATTCTCAACATTTTCCCACTTTCCATCCTCTCATAGAAATTTGATATCATGTAGTTAACAGCACGTTTGGTTTTGTGGATATGAACGGCTATTTGTGAAGGGTACATGCCACTTTCAGACAGGAGAGACACAAGAAGATACCGGGCATCCACTGTTTCCATGTTTTTATCAGAGGATAATATTTGGTCTACAGGCACTTCGGTTTCTTTTGAAACAATATTAATTATCTTGGCAAAGATTTCTGATTTGCACATAGTTTTTTCTAATTTTTATGCTTATCTTTGCCTCGCCACATAAAACATGAGATTTTGATGAACAAAGCATAAGATATTTATGTTGAAGATATTAGCCCCCAACATCAGGTATCTTATGCTTTATCATGTTTTTATGTGGCAATATTAATATGATGATATGTTGGGGGCTTTTTTTTTAATTCTTAGCCCCCGAAAGAACTGCTTTTGTTATTTTTGAGTAATTGCTACGCTTCTACTCGTAGCGTTGTGAGGATAATCCTCGGTATAGTGTTCTATTTCATTTTGAACCTCCCTTCTTTTTTATATTATAATTTTGCAATTATACAAATAAATTACCACACCAACAAATTATAACTAATTCCAATTCCTACATAACTCCCCGCCGGATAACTATATCCTGCCTGAATTCCTAATCCCCATTTTTTTGATGGACATTTCGGTATGCGCACAATATCATTAGTAACCGTGACAGTCTTAGGATATACTTTCAGGCTGTCCAAGTTCGGGTTATAACCACTGACATAAGCCGTATAGTTACTGTCCCGGTATATCTTCTGCTCGACAGGGAGCACCGTATCACCTACATGGATAGTATCGCCCGTGTGCCAGCAAATCAAAGGAGTAGGAAGGTAGTAGGGGACCGTATCCCTTCTTATCACAAGGCTTGAGCTGAATACCGTATCCGTTCTTGCCTCTATAACTGCTTCGGGGGATGGCTTTGCGAACCACCCTAAACCGAAAGCGAGTACAATCAGTAATATGTAAGGAAGCCATTTCATTTCAACTTGTTTTTTTAGATTGCAACATTAACATACAACCCTACCAAGCTGCTTAAGTCATGGGTCAATGCCTGACCGCTGTCCCTTGTGCAGATATACAATACGTCATTCTGAGTATAGTACTTGTTTTTGAATACCTCCATAGGAGGTGTGTAGGGTATCGGGTCATCCTTGGTGCCTGATGCGGTCTCTACAACCACTTCGTAGAGTGCTGCCGTAGCCATGCCGGGATATTGGCTCTCCAAAACCATAGGGATATCTTGCCGGACCTTATACAGGTGTTCCTTGTAATTAACCTTCATTCCCTTGGATAAGGATTCGTCTATATATTCCGCCCAATCGGGATACAGCGATTTAACTTTCAAGGATTCGCTGTCTGTCAGGCTGAATGTCTGTATCTGTTTTTTGGCGGATTCCACCATGTTTTGTGCGGATGCAGCCAATATGTAATCAGCGCTATAAGGTTGCGGTTCGTGATTCCATTCTTCCGATTCCATGATTTGTACAAATTCGGGGTCATCCATTCTGTAGGTGGGGAAGGAGTCCTTTGGGAAAAGGTTAACGAATTCTTCATGCAGCACTACTTTAGTGCCATCTGCGTTGCTCCGCATTGTCGGCAAAGCCAACAATCCATGTTGGGTCAGCCATTCTATCGTAACGATTGTATATCTCATTGTCCAATTATATTAGTTAATACGTAATCAATTAATTCTTGCTCTGTGAATCCGTCTGCCTCTGTTGGTATGGAGTCGAAGGCTATGGAGTTGTAGAAGGCGAGTTTGGAATAATAATTAGCGAATTGTTCGTTAAAAAACATAGGAGTTTTTGAATTGTTAGAATCAACACCATCGTTTACAATTGTAACTACATGTTTAGTTCCTATCAAAACATTAGGCTTAGCTGATTTGTTAAGGATACCGTCTATATAAGTTGCACCATTGGGATTCATGTAATTGTAAGCAATCACGTCACCACCATTGTATATGGCGAATGGATAGGTAGTGGTAGACTGTTTTCTTTGGGCGTATAATATTTTATTTGCACTCATCGGATTAACCGTCATAAACAGCATCTTCACTCCACTACTCAGATTCTCTACCAATCCGTAGTCATCTACACCATCTGTCACTAATGCACCGGGATATTCGGGTATCTGAGTAATGGTGATGTCTGTGGAGTAGGGTTGGTCGGAGATAATGACCACATAACTATATCCCGGGTTATCGCTATTAGTCGTATCCAAGGCTATATCGCTAACACCATTGGTTAACTCAATTCTTGTGCTTTCATTATTATATTGAGCCAAATAAACCTTATTGCCTTCTTGTATCCCTTCTATGTTCCATTTTAAGTATAGGAATTTATTGGCATTGTTTTTAACCCTGTAAAGCCCGAAGTCTGTAGCTTTTTGTGTGGGCTTACCTTGTATCGAGTAATAAGAGAGATGCTTCCATTTTATATTAGTATTTCCAGGAACAGTCTCAAACGACTCATTCTTATACCCATCTACACCGCTCATCATGTCGAAGAGAAAGTTATTCAACTTCATATTCCTTTTCCGACCTGACAGGTCCTGTAGATACCCCGATACCTTAAGTATCTCATTGGTGGGGACAGATTTGCCGCTAGGAAGCATCTCAATCGTAATATTACAATCGCCAACAATATTCCCACTTCTTACCCCAAGGTTATCGACAGCCTGCTCTATAGGAGATAGTGTATAATCCCCATTAGATGGAATCCTTAAAAGCGAATTATTCCAATACCCCCAATATAATTCCTGTCCATCAACCAACCCACTAACTCGGATTTTCATCCCTTTGAAATTACCTCCTTTGCCTATATACACAGAGCTAACTTTTTCAGCCTTCAGATTCGTTATAGTAATATTTGTAGATGTAACCTTAAAAGTACTATCTGTTGATTTAGTCCATTTACCAAAATCATCAGGATACACATCCATCGGTTTGCTCATGTCATAATAGAATGAGATATGCTCCCTTATCCATTGAGGGATAGGGGAAGGCTTGGAACCACCGCCACCCGAACGGATTTCGCCAATGTGATTCAGTGCGATTGTATTCAACCGCACCGAATTTAAAGATATTGTGTTAACCTTCATATCACTCCAAAATTAATGCCTTGACAGGCTTAACATTGCACTGAATCTTGATATGCTGCTCGCCAATGACACCTTCGATGTTCTTCTGCCAAATCGACCCAACACCGTAATCGACTTCAAACGGCACCCAATTCTCACCGTCCAAACTCTGATACAATACCACCTTGGACGGATGTGTATCGAATACCAATTGCAAACCAAATGTAGACGCAGCAGGCTGAAACTTATACTCCTGATTGGAGCCGGATGCTGCAAAATTGCCGGTTATATCCTTTAATGCCATAATTGTAGATTTTATAAACTTAATACCTGTTTCCGATTCTTACCATCTGCCCTAAAGCTTACATGTACCCATGCGAAGTTGCTCTCATCAATCAACTGGTCATAGGGAAGGTTCTTGCGGATATATTCAAACAACAGCTTATTCTGTTGTCTGTCTCCCGTATCGATATCGGCTGCTTCACCCTTCATATGCTGAGAAGACTTGCTTCCCTTGACAGCTTTGTTCAGCTCCGGACAGCGATAACCGCTGTTTACTGTTATAGGCTTTCCCCACCATGTGCGTAATGGGTCCAGCACGTTATCCACCAAGGCAGTAAGAGCTATTACATGCTCCTGTCTGCATCTGTTGTTGATACCCAAGCGGTCGGCAGTCGTGGACTTGCACAGCTCCGCAATTGTAAAAAACTTCATTTCTTTTCCTCCTTAATTACTTCTTTAATATCTTCTTTGTCGACTTTTAATGTCTTGCCGAAAATCAGCCTGAACGCTTCGACGATATTCAGCTCGATTCCCTTCGGCTTAAGTATGTTGCTGATAATCGAGCACATTTCAAGGAAACACACCATCAGGCAGGAATACATATCGATGTCATAACGGCTGCCCGATGCCTTGTTTATCATCACCACCATGAAAACGAAGCTGAAGTATGTAACCATCTTGCCCATGGTTCGCCTTACCGCCCGACTGAACCGGACCTGTTCGCCCATTATGATACTCTTTCTAAGCCCGCAGGCTAAATCACATATAATCACGGCAGCAGACACTATCAGCCACGGAATCATGTGTTCTATGCTCTCCTGAACGAATGCGGTAGCTATTCCTGCCAATCCTCCGGCTACGCTCTTATCGATGCCATCTCTAACTATTGCACTAATCATTTGTCGGATTAATTTTTAATGTTATATTTGCAAAACCTTGTTAACCGGACGCGAAAGCTAATCTTGATTCCCTGCCCGCCTGAGAAGGTATGCAGGGAATTTTTTATGATATTAAAAGAAGTTCATTGGTAAACATATCTCCCAATCTTTCTTGGCCAAATGTGCTTGGATGGTTATCTGTCCCATTCTTACTTTTTATAACTTGCAATGACTTAGGACTTGTATTAATTTTTTTCCAAAGGTCAATTATCGGGATATTCCAAAGTTCGGATATTTTTTGAAAGTCTGCTTTACCATTTGCATATTCAAAAGCACTATCTAACACAAGAACCATTCTTGCGTTAGGGTTGAGTGTATACATCTTGTCCATTAAGAATAACAGCGCACCTAAAAAAGTCGTTCTATGTTCAGCGAATCCTCTGCCATCGTTATAACTCCAAGTGTCTTTATTAAAGTTTTCCCAATCAGCATTTTCAAAATTTGTATTGTTGGGTACAACTGAATAAACCCATAGATCAACATCCGCATTTTTAACAGAAAAAACATTTTCCCATGTTCTGTAATAGGAATTGTAATTACTATCATCTCCAGGTTTCCAACTGTTTCCGTCAGTTGGCTTAGGAGTTTCGGGAATAGTAATAGTTGTAGCACCTGCTTGTTTTGCAGCTTCATATTCAGCCTTACTTAGACAAGTAGAGCCGTATGTTAATGGTGCAATTATACTTCCATGGTCATTATCTATTTTTGCATGAATAGCCAACCCTGGAACACCTGCTGGTACAATTTCAAATCCTAATCTTTCAGATGCTATTTTTGCATAAGCTTTCTCCGCGTTACTCCCATACGCGACTGATGTCCCTATTATACATATTTTTTTTCCGAACCATTGATTGCCGTTATAAGTAACTTCCCCCGATTGCCCTTTTTTCAAAACCAAATCAGGTATTGAAAACTTAGTAGATAATACCTTATACTTTCCAATGACGTAATTTCCATAGGGGTAATTTTTATTTATTGTCATCGCTAATTTATAAGCATTTACCGGTACTTGGAAATCGGAATCTCCACCATTTGCCGTAGAGAACTCTTCTACAACATCCCCATTTTTGTCCAATATAGCTCCACCTGTAACACCTATAACATAATTGGACAAATCTAAACTATCATACTTATTTATGACCTGTTTGAAAACGATAGTCCAAAAATTACCTTCCGGTTCTTCATGGAATTGTCCGCCATAATATAAGCCTTTCTTTAATTCGGTAGTTTCTTCGCTAGCTGTTATTTTTTCTGTTTTATTCTCCTCTTCAAAAACAGCTTCTTTCATTTTTGAAAATGAGATACTTTTATCTAAAATTTTTTCATTTGTTACAGATTTATCCGCTAGTTTTTCAGTGGTTACGATGTTATCGGGTAATTCTCTTTTTTTAGTAGATACGCCCAATATAATATTAGACTTTCTGCCCGTATTGGTTACAAGCCTGACTGCGTAATTAGGTGGTATTAATATTGTTGTTTTTCCTGCGCCAAAAACGGGGAATGATACTTTGAAATTATGATTATCCTTATCATAATATGCAACAGTCCCATAACTAATAGCATCTATACAAGGAAAGAACATTAAGGCTTGATACTGTCCGTAATTTCCTGAATAATTAATAAAATCACTGACAGAATAACCCTTTGATTCAACTATTTGTCCATTTGCCGATAATATATAATTATCAGTCCAATTAATGGCAATTTCATTGCCAACAACATTTTCATTAGATATAATTCCGACCGAATATTGAAGTTTTGAAAACAATCCTTCATCTATTTTTCCAGTACTAATCGTTTTATTCTTAATTTTCGAATTATCAATAGACTCATCAGGAATTTCATTCACAGAAAATGGAGCCGTTTCCAATTCTGCGCTGGCTTTAAAAATTAAAGTTTTTTTTAAATTAGTTCTAGTCGAGACTCTAACACAATATCCGGGTGGTATCAATATTGTTCTTTGCCCTCCTACTAGATAGAAAGATTTGATATGCTTCTTTGATGCTAAATCGTAATATGCTAATAGAGGATAAGAAACCCCAATGCTTGCCGCTTCATACATTAGAGCTGAGTAAGCTCCATATTGTCCTTCATATTCAATGAAATCTGTTGTGGAATATCCATTACTTTTTACAATATCACCATCATTGTTTAAAATCTTATCGTCTTCCCAATTGTTTAAATTATCCCCATTCTTAATTATAAGATTAGAGGACGAAGTAACACAAGATAACAATAAGTTTTTATTGTCCAATAAAGAGAGACTTTCCGTAAGGTTTTTACGCGTAGTCGGATGTACCACCGCATCAGTGGTTGTAGCAGGGTAAATGGTCTGACCCTCTTTGGTAAGTTTATGAATTTTAGCCATATAATTCTTATTTTAATTCGTAAATATATTTTTATCGGTTCCCGATAAAAGGAAACCACTCAATACATCTTCGTATTCTTTATCAGAAATAGGAAAGGAAGAAAGCATCTCATTCTGCACATCCTTTACCACAGAGTCCTTTAATTCGGTACGCTGCTCCTCTGTCATGGATTCCCATGTCATTGGGTCTCCCTTATCGCCTTTCTGGTAGTTTGGATAAACGTCAATTGTACCTGTACTGTCATCAGACTTGCCATTGACAAGAACGATGCCTGTAAACTCCATGGATACAAGGTTACAGATACCATCAGCAAAATCAGCATCAGTAAGGTAATACTCGCGTCTGACCGTCAGGTTGCCCGGACGCATGCCATGATTATCAAACACAACCAGCAGGCTGCCATCATCCAGCCTGCGACAGCTCTTGTAGTCGTGCCCATCGAAAGAGGCTACAACGGGTTTCGACAATGCTGTCTGATAAGTAAACCGGAAAGGAGTTTTCAGGTCTCCATTGAGGTTTTTCTCTATGATTTTAAAATCGGACTGATAATTTATTCTCATAACTATAATATTGATGTCACATCGTCAATAGCTTCGGCAGACAGATACTTCTTATCAGCGTCTACGGTTTTCTGATAAGCTGTTAAATCAGGTGCCACGTATCTTTTCAACGCATCGGTAGATAATCTTCCGTTTGTATTCCCTTCCTGGAAGGGTATGTTCTCCTTACCGTTCGGCATTGTCCGTGCGTCAAGCTCGTTAATTGTTTTTCCTGCCATAATTATTTGTTTTACATTATAAACATTCTGCCAATATGGATATATAAGTGCTTACAAATGCAGCTATCTCAATCCAAAACACCGGCTTATCAAATCTATATATCATATATCCGGCCACGATGAAACAAAAAAGCGGGATATACCAAAATCCTACAATGCAAGTCCATAGCATGGCAGATAATCCACATACGACAGTAGCGGTATAATGTATCTTGCCATCTAATTCCAATTTGAAACAGGGAGCTGCCCCTACAAACACCAAACCTCCACACGATAGGAAAGTGAGGAATTGAATCGGTTCGGGTGAGCAGTCCAACCATGCCGGAAGCAATAACATCGACGGAACAATCATGGCAAATTGAAACAGCCATTTAGGATAATTACGCTTCTCCAACTGATAGTAAGTGTCGGAGACAGAGTAAGGTATTCCACATACTTTTACCGCATACATAATGTATGCAGTAAGCAAAACCAAAGAAATAATAGTCAGTGTCATAATATTATAAATTTAAATTAGTAATTGATAGCCACATATTTTCTCTCATTCATACTATATGTCATATCAGCACCTATTTTTACCATCTTTATTTTTTTATTGACAGTATCAATTGCTATAATATTGAATGAATCCTCTGTTTTCGTTCCGTTGATACGTGGAGTATCCGATTCAAAGGCTGCCGCCAAATCAGTCGTTCCCGATGCCACAGCTATTACGGGTATCCCATTCAGGTACCCGAATGTATCACAATGCTGGTGACCAACGAATGCGCCAACCAATGTTCCATTGTATGTGGCGAAATCTATGTCAACTGTCACACTTCCTAATACGGATTGCCAATTATCAACAGTATATGTATAAGTTTTATTAATTGCAGTCTTGTTCTTGTAAGCAGTAAGGATATCCAAGACGACATCGCCTGACTGCCCATTGGGAAATGTGTAATCAAAAGTTTTACCATACCAATATTCGGTTGTAAATGGATTTTCTTCAAATCTGACCAAGGTGTTAAAATAATGTGTCACGATAACTACATGCCATTCATTTTCAACTTTTAACGCACTGATTAAAAAGTTTACTTGTTCCTGAGAACAGCAAGTCTTATAGTAATCTGCTCCATTATTGCTGGACTTAACGGAATCGGATGGTATCTCGCAAGCGTTAAGTACAATTACCCGAACCTTATATTCTGAAAAATCCCGATAAAAATAAGTTTTACCGGACTGAATTACAATTCCGTTTTTTTTAACATAAGGCTTGTAAAACCGGTCATATAACTGAGAAATCGTTGGTAAAGAGTTGGCATTTGACTGATCATGATTGCCCAGAGCAACAAGAAAAGGTTTCTTAAAATCCTCCTGTAAACGGTTGAACCAATTATAATCACTTAATACACTCTTATTGACAATATCCCCTCCATGGATGGCGCAATCAATGCAGCCAAACCTTTGGCTGTATCGCAAAAAACGGCTAACAGCCGAATCATGCCCATGGGTATCTGCTATGAATGCAAATTCGAAAAAATTTACCTGAGAAGTGTCGTTATCGAATCTATCCCCATTATAATTATAATATATGGATGCAGCGATTACGGCAGATTCCTTATCCTTGTTATTCAGAATCACATCATTACTGCCGGTTAATGTACCTTCTTCAAATGATAGCTCAATAATGGATGGTCCTAACTCCCAAGGTGGCATTTCTTCATTGCCATCATTGCGCCGTAAGGATATACGGATATAATGCACATTTGGCTCTCTCCGGTAAACACCTTCCGATGTATCGTCAAGCACAGTCCCGACTACCGTACCGGAAGAAGTGTACCCCATCAGGTATGCCTTGAAACGAGAATCCGTCTTCAACCTCACAATACTATAATTGCTGATATCTATCATATCCTTAGTTACCAATCGAATACTACTCGGAGTACTGACAGAACCGTCCGATTGAAGTGTACCTCTGACCCACTTGTCGTTAGGGAGATATACCGAATCATTCATATTCACAGACTTATAAGGTGCTGCCGGAGAATATCTCTGTCCGTCTTGATATATCGTCATTCCGGTTAATGGTATATCTGATTCGGAAAAGTCTTCTTCCGTGCCGGACGCCCCTTCATACGACATAGAGAAACCAACTTTAGCGAAATCATCGGGAGATATAGCACCATCATCGGTTCGCCTGAATGCTATCCTAAAAAAATTTACGATCCACCAATCAGTAATGTTTTTGTCGGACCAACCATAATCATTGACCAATTGTCCATTTTCACCATATCCTATCAAAGAATAATTATACCCGGGATTTATACGTAAGGTATAATTTTTCTTAGGCTCTATCCGAATCATATTCTTCGTTATAATTCTAGTATCGGAAGAGGTTAGATTGCCTGACATATCAGTAGAGCCATTAATGATCTCACCCAAATCCATTTCTACCAGCACATATTGCGAGGATGTCTTTTTCAAGGATACGGCAAAATCTGTAATTTTAGCAGGGATGGTTACAGTATTTGTGCCACTCATCCAATCTGTTATGTCTTCATATTTTACCGAAGCATCAATTCCGCCGATAAAGTACTGATATCCGTCATTGCATCTGAACTGATAGGTCCGATTCCCTTCGATAGAAATGAATTGTGATGATAGCCTGTTTTTTGCTGACGGGTTAATAGAAGTTCCGGAGCCAATACTACCTATCGATAAAGATATTGGGACATTAAACCAACCTGAGTCCCCCGCCAATTTTTCCCCAATCTGATTAATTTTTTCCGAACTGCTCTCCAGTCCGGCAAGGTCTGTTTTTTTTGCATATCCGGCTAAATCAACATTACCTCCACCGCCTGTCTTCCCGGTATCCATCCACGAACCGGCTGTTTCACAACGGTATATCTTCCCAGGGATAGAATCACCAACCACCGCCCAATCTCCGGGGGATGGATTTGGGTACTTGGACTTCAATTCCTCAACAGTTGGGAATAGCCCTTTATTTTTTGTCGCCGACAGACTCACACTATCTATGGCGGTAGAGATTTTGCTGAAATTCTCATTCAAACGAGCAGCTATATCCCGAAATTTTCCCGAATTCAGTATCGTATTTAAATTCATATATTATTTTTTTACTCTTAACACTCCACTTATGATTGAATCACCAATAGGGATTGATGTCATATATACACCTCCCGTTCCCACGCTGTCCTCAGAAGTAGGCCAATTACTTGAAAAAATGTCAGATATATAATGTCTGGATGATATATCGGAATAAACCGCTTTCATTCCAACCCTCATTACCTCACCATTCCCACCTATAACCGTTACGTTCTCAGGTGCAATAAGGATGTCTGTTTTTTCAACCTTATTCTCAATTCTAATTCGTTCCGGATATACTGTGGTTTTCAGTAATTCTTCATTATTGCTGCTGTATTTTTTTAAAATAATATCTCCATATTCATAACCTTCTTCCGACCTGTCAAACCTCATCGTCACTGTCTCATTTCCTTCTGCCGTGAACATTTTCAAAGTCTTACTTACCGGATCTATCACAATCCTCTTACCATCAATAGCAGTTTCTACACGCCCCCTGAATAATCCTCCGACAGCGTATATGTATCCTTTTAAAAATATATCACCACCATGAGTTGCTATAAACTTGGCAAGATTACCCCACTCAGAATCAGAGGGACTGTAATCAGGATTGGATTTTAATCGGGCTATTGTACGCATAGCTTGCTGTAATGTTCCACCCGCCCAAAATGCCACATCGTCATCGTCATTATAGATACCTGAAATACCTGCGGTTACTTTTTGAAGCTTTCCGTTCTTGTAGTTCCCAAGCTGTATCATGTTAGCCAAAATCAAACCACCAAGAATGTCTACAGAACCATCTTTGATTGCATCCTGTATGTATTGCAGGTATTTGAATCTGTCTGCCGATTTATCGGTATCCAATCGTGATGGACACCAATCGGTCGGAATGGTACCTCTTTCCAGCTTAATATCGCACACTGATGCTTTGCCGGAAATAAAAAAAACGCCTAATGACCGACAGGTGAATTTATACACATATTTCTTATATGTATCGTCAAGAGACTCTGTAGAATTATAATCCCCATATCCGACAGTAAGAGATGTACCCTTGGCTCTTAAACTTATCACATACTGCTCCTCCAACATAAGGTTAACCTCTTGCGACAAGTAACCGATATCTGCTCTGTAACCGGACACGGCTTCACTGTCTTCTACGATATTCGCATCCCCTTCCCAGTACTTTATTTTTGGCGAATAAACTTCTGTGTCTGCCTGCATTTGTGTTGATTCTGATATATCAATGCTATCATAATCACCCGTAAACCCTGAATTTAATAAGAGATTTTCATTACCTATCTGCACGGCATTATATATCTCATCGGGAAGGTCGGTCAGATTGGCGGAACCGGTGGAGCCTTCTTGAATGTGAAGCTTTCCTTTCAATTCCACGCCTTCACCTTGGGTGAACTTAACAAAGCTGTTACCATCACGGTCCCCAATATACGCATCACCGTATACATGGAAAAACGCCTTGTTGTTAGTTTTGTCTACACCATACTCAACATACTCCTTGTTCAAGTAGGAGTAGGAGTCTATACCGTGATACAGAGTAACACTCGGGCTGAACACATCGGTAGAAGAGAAAACAATGGCATTCTGTGCGTCAATATTGCTTTCATCCGTCACGTCCTTGTTGTCAATGCCTTTCCATTTGATTCGTGCACCAAGGTGAGCTACAGTATCACCCTTTGCCGGAATATCACTGCCTGTGTCGCAATCCGCCATGCTGAGGTCAATATAGTGCAATTTGTATATGCCGACATTGATAGGCTCTTTGCTTGCCCCTACACATAAACGCCAATAATAATGGTTCGCTACCTGTTGGTATTCTCCCGGTTTTTGTATGTTGAAGTTTTTGCTCTGTACCTGGAAACCTGCACGGAAGCGGTTCTCCACTTCCACACCGTCCTGTTCGGCAAGGAAGAAACATCTGTACACGCCTTCGGGGATGCCATTGTCTACCGTTTCTTTATCCATCAATTGGAGTTCACTGCCATCTGCAAGTAATATAGGATTCCCGTCTGCCATTGAAAGTATGGGCGTTTGTTCAATGGTGCCCTTGGTCCAAACATCAATAAGCGTAACAGCACCACCCGGAGTTAGAACTATCTTTCCACCTACAGAATTTACATTTTGTATCTCCAGTGATTCGAAATAGGCTTTCATGCGGACTTTCAGTTTATCAACCTCCGCATAGGTTTGACCTGTTTCCTTATCAACCATTATGATACCACCTGTACTACCACTGACAAATTTTCCTATTTCAAAAGCTTTGTCAGAGGATAATTTGTGCGGGGTACGGTCATCTTGTGTTTTACTGAGAAAATGTCGAGAGACTTTTGCTAAGATATCAGTAGTAGAAATACTATTCCCTCCCAATGTATTACCTATGATATCGCCTGCAATTTCTGTAATAGTACTTCGTAATGCAGAAACATTTGCAGATAATTTGTCTGTTAATTCAACAGATATGTCATATAAGCAATTTTTGTCCGCTCTACAAGTAAATGAATTTACATACATAAGATACTCATGTTCGTTGTATTTTATATACATGCGAACATTCTCATTTAGTAATTCTGCTAATTGAATATTGTCTGCAAGAAATACTCTGGAAAAATTGACGGAGAATGTGAATTTTTCGTCATTATTCTCTGACATATACTTTATCAATGCTTCATCCAATCTCTTCTCAGCAGCGAGTACAAGGGACTTGGGCATCTTAATGCCTGTAATCACAAATTTATCCCCGACAGAAGGCTTATAGTTATTGGTGGCATTAGGCATAACAATTCCGAAAGTGGTATTGTCCTTTTTTACTGCAATCCAAACTTCATTTGTAGAAGTGTTTTGTTGGCTTTCTACATATTGGGATGGTTGTGAAGTAACCTTCTGCTCAAAATCTCCTGCCGGTAAGTTCCCGGAAGAATCCACCAATACAGGGTTGAATGCCCTTTCCGGTTCATTGTCCTTATAGGTAACTCCTATTTCAAACTCGCAAGCAGCGCAATTACCCGTAGTCATATTGATTACAGCTGTGCCACCCTCCAAACCCTGTTCGAACAGGTTAAAGCCGTAATCTCCATTATATATATGTAATTTTATGTAGAAATAAGAATGTACATACTCATCTGTATCATTGAATATATTATTCCCTTCTCCGGTTCCGAGTTCGTCACTATCATTAGCATCAAAAGCAATATCCGCAATCTCACCAAATAACTGTCCCGAAGCGTTTGTCACATTTTCTATAGTAGGCTTTATATCGCTAAAATCTACCTTTATCTCTTTTACCTTCTTAGAAGAAAATGTATTTTTGAAAGAGTAGTAATCATTTGTGCTGGGTATCTTATACGTGTCGTTAAGCGCATTGTAGAATCTTTCTGCTCCATTTGTTTGTCTGTAAATGGAAGGCATAAGGTTTTGTGTACGTTCTATAGTACCTTTTTCATCATCATTCGGATAGTAGAAAGGAATGTTGTCAGAGCTACCAACACCAGTAACGCGATTGACAATTTTATAATTGGCGTTTGTCTTTTTTATTGATACAAGCCCTTTCTTATACTCGAAGGGAGTAGAAATTACATTCTCTGTATATCCTATGTGACAAACCTTACCTACAAAGTAATAAGGAAGTTCGTATATGGTATATATGGATTGTAACGCTTCTGCAAGGTACACATTGTCAAGTGAAACAAGTTTGGAATCGGAAGTAATATCATCATCTATGACTACCGAATATCCGATACCCGATTTTGCCATTGAAGCGTTAAGGCGACCTACAAACTCGTTTATGTCTCCCATGAACTTCACAGAAGTAGAGTTGGAATGATAAGTATCTGTTCCAGTTGTCACCACATCCATGAAATATACGTTCTCCAATACGATACGTTCTGAAACGAACTGGAGTTCATGCTTATACATAATGCTCTTGTTGTCCTTTGAAGATGTAGGGGTTTGGTCGACATAGTATCTCTCACCTCTGAACTCCACAAATTCCTCTCCAGCCCACTCTTCATCCAAGCAAGACGGATAGTTGAGCGTGGCGGTAAGCGTAGGAGTGCCGGCCATGCGCTGTGCCGTGTAAGTGTATTCACCCAGCTTTGCAGACATGGTTTCGTTGGGAAACTTGACTTTTTCCCCATGTGTATCCAGCTTGTATATGTATAGGCTCTGTTTCTCCATTACTTGTGTTGTTTGTTTTCTCTGAATTCTTCGTATATATTTGGAAACTTATGCAGGACATATTCGATGAACATATAAATGTGATGGTACAGATCTCTATTCTCACCATCATACATAATATCAAGTCGATTAACGTCTTGTATCTTCATGAATAGATTGAAAATTGCGTTATCTGTTTCATCAATTCGCTCTTGCATTTTGGCAATCTCTTTAATGAAGTTGGCATCTATGTTTATCACTTGTTTATTCATTATTATCTCCTTCCTACTCGTTCGCTTTGTTGGCTTGCTGTTGGGCAATCACCTTTTCTTCTGCTTCCTTAACTTCCTTAGTCACTCGTTGCTCCTCATCGGGTGTGCTCTCCGTGTTCTTTTCAATAGCCGTTTTCGTGGAGAGAATACCAGCCTGTTTCATTGAGATAAGCATGTTGTTATACTCAGTTGCGCTGAACGGCTGCCATATCTTGAACTTACAGCTGACACGAAGTTTGTCAAATTCTGTAATGGCGTTTACGTTCTCGCCTTTTTTCACCAATTCTTTGGCTAATCCCTCCTTGAACAGGCGCATCATCTTGTCTGCAAAATTCTGCCACTCGATAACCCCTTGCTGGGCATTCTTCAAATCTAAATCACGGGTCAGCGTAATAGCCAGTCCGCTTATGTCACCACTTGACTTGACATCTTTAGGCAAAAGAAATGTGCATGAGGTGTTTATCTGTATCTTCTCGAACAAATCTTGCAGACTGTCAAGCATACCTTGCGGACTGGGCGGTGCTTTGAACTCTGCACTTCCGTTACCGTCCATTGACTTGTCTTGCAAAATGATACTCCCTGCAAGTTTCTTTGTCGTTTCTGACAGATTGCCTTTAATATATAGAATGCCCCAGCCGTTCCGTTTCTGAATGACAAAGAAGATGTTGTAGATAATCTCGTAAATCTCGATAAGACTCTGTCCGTTGTTCCACGCCACATTACCGCGTTTGGTACACAATGGTATCTCACTGAAACCGTGCTCTACCGGGTTTTCCCTTATCCAGCCATCTTCATCCGCTCCATCGCCCGAATTACGCATACGATACATATACTTGTCGTCATAGCTGTCTATGTATTCCACACCATCCGCATCGGCATAGTAAACACTTTCAAGAAGTCTGTCACCGTTGTTGTCATTATGGGATATGATAACATAACCGTCCTCATAGCTTATCAGGCGGCATTTGATACGTCCTTGATAGTCATAGTAGAATAAAAGTCCTGCATCTCCCGTAGCAAGCTGCGTGCGGACTGCTTTTGTGCGCCATCCGTCCATATTTCTGTCAACCCAATACTCTTTGATAGTAGAATAATTTTCTTTGTCCCTTTCAGGTGGATTTCCACCTCTCAAAGACAACACGCAAGGATTACCGCACAAATAGATAACGTGACTTGCAAGTATCTGCTCTTGGAGAGCCAATGCAGTTCGTTGGAACTTTATTTCTTGATAACCTCCGTTCTCCAACTTCACGCAAATGCTTGGAAGATTATTGTCAAACAGAACATCATGGCTCATTGGGTCAAGTTCCTTCAAAAATCTTTCCTGTGTGACAATTGCTTTTTTGACCTTCGGAATACATGCTGTCCGTGTTTCTGTAACGGTTGCGGTTTGCCCTTCGGAATAATCGTTAATGGAAGGAGTATCGCTGCCTCTGAAAAACGGCTTCTTCTGTAACAGGGCATTTATGTTCCGTAATAAATATAACTTCTTCTCTTCCCGTGTCATTTGTCTGCGTCAATTAGGTTGTAATACTTCATACAGGCTTCCTTGCTCGGCATGGCAGAACACTCTCTTGAAGTCCATTTACAGATGATGTCATGTTTCTGCGGAACAACAATAATTCTTCGTTGTCCTTCTTCTTCCTCAATGTTGAACTTGTCGTTTAGCTTTACACGTGCATCCAATACGACCTTACTTGCTTTGATAAAAGTATCTGAATCTCCACTTGCTTTCGCGTCGTCAGCAATCTGTTTCATCTCCGATATTTCTTTCAGCAACGCTTCTCGGTTCTCATCTTTAGATATGGTAGTGATAGCACCGATGCCGAAAGGTTTCAGTTTCTCAGCAAGCGTGGATAACACCTTGTTTGAAGGCTTTTCATCTTCTTGGTAAGCAACCTTGGCAGCAAGGTCCTTATCCACAAAAGAATCGCACATCACCAAATAGGCAACGTCTCTTAATCTTGCTTCAATTCCTTCTGTTTTAAGGGAATTGATAATATCCTTTATGTCGTTATAGCTTATCATATCCTAATACCATAAATGTTCATCGTAAATACTTCCTTCTGTCTGTGTATGGTTCGCTTGTTTGGTTTCTTCCTCGTGATTGTAATATCCTGCTTGAATTTCATTCCCGTATTCGATGTTAGCGCACGATAACATCCTCATTGCGCATGGGTCCAACAAGTCCATAGACCTGCCTTTCCCTAACATTTGGTTCATCTTCTTCTTGTTCCAAAGCCGCTTCTTCCCACTCTGCATATCGTCAAACCGCACAACGGAACATTCTTCCATAAACTCGTTCTCAATCGTCACTTTATATTTCAAGTTTTGATGAGTGTAAGTCTGAACGGCAAGTTTATCGTCAAATGTCAAGTTGCCTTCCTCTATCATCTTGCATAATCTGATATAGCACATATCCTTGACTGTCATTGCGGTAAGTTGGTAAAGCCCGAAAGGTTTATTTAGCGAGATATAAGGTACTGCATCGGGAATGTAATCATTGAAGTACCTTCCAGCAGTCGCGTCAAAAATGATATGGCTTTCGGCTGTTCCATGCTCAAATGCAAATGTCTTCACTGCCATAGCGTTTTCTCTCGGAGTGGACTTGCTAAGAATGAGAATGTCGTATGCGTGAAATCCATTCCATGCTAGAGCCACGAGATTATCCGTACCGTAATCCGCCAAATCCACGGTAATCCATTTGTCACCGTTTACGGCAGGGTTGTTGTTGAACACGCCTTGTGCGGAAGTGGAAGGGATAGGTATCTTTTCGTCAGAATCTGGGTCTGCATTATAGTTTACACCGATAAGCCCAGCAGCAGAGCGTGTACCAGAAGCGGCAACTGAACCAACGTACCCTGCATTGCCTTCCATTAGAGCTTCATTTTCATCAACTGTGCCCTCGTATAAGGTAAACGATTTGATAAAGTCTTGATATTTTGCTTTACCTTTCAAGTCTTTAATCAAACTGTCTATCTGTATCTTGCACTTAGCGTAAACTTCTTCTTTTGAATCTCCCCAAATCACATCATCAACGGTAGACCCAGCAACAAAAAAGAATCTGACTTTTCCTATTCTATCAGGGATACCCTTCCCGTCAACTCCAACATACCAATCTATGAATCTTCTCGTCCAATGGGTGCGTTTAGGATTGAATGTCGCACGGAATTTCCCCGTGAATGTTTTGCTTTTTCCACGATTACGGGATTGAATGTACGTAAATACCTCCCAAGGCATTTCGGTAAGCTCATCAATGGCAATCGCATCGTACTGCCATCCTTTCGCACGCTCCCTCATTCTGTCTATATTCGTTGGGTCTATATAAGTCAAATCGCAGTACGCTCCACTTTGGAATGATATACGTGGCGTGTCTGCCTCTTTAACTTTTACATATTCCCCGAATATGTCCTTGAATGTATCAACAAATCCTCCTCCTGCTTTTTGGTTCCCAAGGCTTCTACGACTTATTAAACATCTAAAATCAGGGTCAAGCATTAACGGTTCAGCGAATCCAAGAACAAGAGAGTATGACTTCCCGTTTCCGACCCCGCCGGCACCGAAACATATATCCACGTTCGTTGAAGCAAAGTAGGTTTGGAAACCTGGGAAAGGCTTCTTCACTATCGCATTATGTACTTCTTGTTCTTTCATCAAAAGCAAAAATACCTCTTAATAACAAGGTAATATATACTTAAACCAATGTCTATTTATCATAGTGATAAATACAGTGATTTTTTTATAGTTATACCTTTTTGTTAAAGCATTACTTTCGCATATAATCATTATAAAACATATAGTGTATGAAGTTTACGAAAGAACAGTTTTCAGAAGCACTGAAAGCAAAACTCACCAACAACGGCAAGAAAAACTTGGCTATGAGTGAGAGAAGTTTCAATGAGGAAGTAGAAGACATCTACGCCGATTTGGAAGAGAGTGGTAACAACGAAGAATTGGAGTTGGCAGATGCCGTAGGCAAAAAGATTAAACGCTTGGAACGTATCGACAACAATGTACGCAACGACAATTCAAAGTTTGTAAAGGAGTGGGAAAAGAATCATCCCCAAAAGAATGACGGAGACGGTAACGGAGATGGCAATGGCGATGGTGGAAACAAGTCTGAATTGCAGAAGATGCAGGAACAGATTAATTCCTTGCTCAAACGTGAGGAAGAGAACAACAAGGCTAAAGCAGTCTCCGAAAAACGCAGCCAGCTAAAATCAGCCTTGAAAGGGAAAGACGTGAAAAATGAAGACTGGATTAACGACCAGCTTGAACTGATTCACATTGATTCTGAAACTGACGTTGACGCTCTTACAGAAAGACTGGTCAAGAGCTACAATAAGTTTAATGCTAACACTCCACCTGACATCACTCCGGGCGGCACGGGAGGCGGTAAGGGAAAAACCGATGACTTTGCCGATGTGGTTGCTGTCGTAAGGAAGCAGTCGCACAGAGAAGAAAAATAATAATCATTTAAACCAAAAAGAAAATGTCAGATTTCTATCAGCAAATCCTATTGAACAGTGGCTACCTTCCCGGTAGAGCATTGGTTCAGGCTCGCGGAAGCATTGGTGGTCATCGCTATGTCTTCGTGAAGCTACAGATGAGCGGGAAAGACGCACTTGTATTTCCTACCAGTGGTGGAATTGTTAAAAACCCATTCAAAGGTAATGCAAGAGCTTTTGCCGGAACGCTCGCTGAATATATTCCCAGTAATGGTTCTAATGGAAGCGAAATACGCATCCTAAAATCGTATGCAGTTGCAAAAGCTACATCAGAATCATCTGATACGGTTATTTACTTGAAAAGAGACGGGTATTCCCTCATTCCGTTTGTAGGGGACGTTCTCATGGTTGCTCCTACCACATTGGTAGGGAAAGGAACAGCAGTAACAGTCACAGCCGTTGAAAAAACGACTGACGGAACGGCTGGCGATGTTTGGAAAGTTACATTGAGCGCAACCCTCGGAGCATTAACAACTTTATCTGTTCTTGTTGAAGCGAAAGAAGCAGGGTCTGATAAAGAAGCTATGGTTACTAATCCTAACTCATATCTTCCCTGCGACTTTGATTTTGTTTTTGACCCGGCTGCATCCGAAGATGATTTCGATGGTGCAAGATACCTTATCACTCCTGCATTGGCATTAGGAGATGTATTCCTCTACGAAGACCGTATGCAACCTCTTTCGGCTGCATTAAAAGCTTTGAACAAGAGCAAGGTTAAGGGTTGGTTTAACATTTAAAATTGACGAAACTATGCCTAAATTTGATTTTAATAACAGCAGATATGCAAGATTCTTTTCAGACAAGACCAATCAACGTTTCTTGCAATCCTTTGTCAATACAGAAGGTCTGCTATACACTAATTATGGTTGGTACAAGACTCAAGGTGTAAAAGCTGGTGCTCCCACACCTACCGCTCCTAATGGCATCGCTACTTTTTCTGTGAAAGGACGTGACTTGAAAGCCGCTCCTTTGATGGATTTGCGTGCACCTCTTGGTGACAGTAATCAAATGGATAAGGACGGTCTGCACTGGTACACCGCATCCATCCCTGATTTTATCGCTCCCGGTTTCGTTGAAACAGCTATGGAACGTGAAGCAAAAGAACAACAGTTTGAGTTGTTTGGAAACGATGCCGATTTGGTAGCCGCTTGGGTACATACATTACAGTCCCAACTTGATAGTGCGGACGCAACCATGAACTTCATGACTGCACAGTTAATGTCTAAAGGTCATATTGACTACCGAAATATCGCACGTGGCGTTCAAGCTCCGTTGCATAAGGCTGATATACCAACAGAGAACTTTACTAAAGCTGGCACAGTAGTTTGGACAGACGAAAAATGTAAGATTCTCAGTCAAATGGCGGAAAAGGAGAAAAAATATCGTGAAGAATGGGGGTATGAAGGTGCAATGGTATGGCAGGTTACACGCAAGATGTTTTACGAAGTAATGCTGCAAAATGCCGAAGTTAAGGAATTGATTGAAAGTTTCAAGAAAAATCCTTTAGCTTACATCGCAACAACCGCTACTGCGCCTACTACACGAGAGTTGTTCTTAGCTGCTTTCCGTGATTATCCCGGTGTATCTCCAATTGAAATTGTTGAAGAACGTGAGCGTAATCTTACCAATACCGGAGACACATTCGTACAAGGTTGGGACGATAAGATTGCTGTTCTCCGCCCTGCCGGATATGCTTGTGAGTTTGAATACACCAATAACCTAGACAAACAGATGTTTGATAAGTATGGTTCAAGCGTAATAACCAAGATTTTTGCTCAGGCTAACGATGGTCTCTGCACGATTGTGAATACAACAACAAACAACGGGCTGTATAAGGAATGGCATACTGATGTAATGATGTCAGCTTGTCCTGCACTGAAAACATTCCGTAATCACGTAATTGTAGACACAAGTCAGACAGACGATTAAATGTACAATACATTGCGTAGTAGTTATGGAAAAATCATTTGACCCGATAGCATACCTCAATGGGCTTACGAGATTTGTCTTTGAAGATGATGCGCTTGAAAATATCGCATACGAAAACGGTTTGATGTTTATTTCAGACCGTTCTGAAATAGATGAATGCACTAAAGACCATTGCCTTATCGCACTGTACGAGCTTGTCATTAACGGTCCGTGGTCTGTGGCTTCATCATCACTCCAACATGGCAGTTACAGACAGGACATAGGTAGTGAAACGGTAACGGCTGCCATAATCCAAAACTTGAAAGACCGTCTGAAAGCACTGTACAAAAAGTATGGTGAAGAAGAAGCGTTGAAAAGCATGGATTCGGGTAGTATGAGTTGGGTCAATGAAAATTCATTAGATGTATAGTTTATGCGTCTCAAAAGGAAAGCAATAGCAGAATACCCGTTTCATGGTACATTCTATACCGTGATAACAAACAAGCCGGAAGACGGAAACCTTCTCGGTGACGGTGACTTGCTCGGGGATGAAAAGACGGATAGTTCTCCCGAAGTCCCCACTACGGGAGAGACCATCCTTCTTGAAACTGAATGTGACATACAGCAGGCTGCAAAGCTGATTAATTCTGGTACTATCATGGCTGATTACAAGGTGTTCTTCCCTTGCGAAATAGGTGCTCAACTTCCGATAAGGTTCAACACCAACTTCAAATGCGAGGATTATGCTATACCTATTAACGGTCGTGTCGTGGGACTTGAATACAGCCAGTTGGGAGGTTGCCACGTTGACATTAAGATGAGCGAGGTGTAGGCTATGGCGAAGAAAGACCGCATATCAGAACTTGTCAGATTACTTTCCGGTGAAGGACAGAAAATTGTGGATAGCCAGTTGCAGAACAAAGGATATACGCACCGTTCTCACAACCTGCATGACAGTTACGGATGGGGAGTATATGTAAACCGAAAGTTGGTTGCAAGCGGTTTCCCGGCTATTCAAGCTACGAAAGGTAAGAAATGGTATGGTGAAACGATTAAAGGTCGTGAAGCGATTACAGATTTTCTGCGAAACAAGTATAAACCGCATGACGGTATAGACTTGGTAGTAGCTGTGGCAATGCCATACGGTGAAATAGTCGAAGACAAGTACAAGTATGAGGTGATAGCAACGGCAAGGGATGACGTTAAAAGACTTGCTTCAAAGTTTAAGAACGCAAATTTTGGGATAATAAGTCACGGTAGTTATTGATTATGGATAGCAAATATAAGACAACATCGAAAGTGGAGAACTTCTTTTCCATGCTGCTGACAAAAGCGGCTATATCCGATAACCTGTTTATCGGGAATATGCCTGCTACCGTTGACAGCAGTTGGAAAGAAATGGTGCTTGTTGACGTTCTTTCCATGAGAGATTACGGAGCTTATGCCAAAGGTTCTGCCAACGTGTTCTTGTACGCAAAATCAGTTGACAGTCACGGCACGAAACCCGTGAAGGAGCTGTACAAAATGGAACTTGCGCTTGACAAGGCTATTGAATCATGCAAAGACCCCCATTATGTGATTGATGTAAATTTCCGTGATGCAGATTATGACCAAAATAGGAACTACTACTACAACGTGATAAATATAGAAGTGACAATAAGGTAAACAGATTATTAACAGGATAACATTTTTTAATTATGGCAGTAAACAATACTGGCGCAACAGCCAAAAAATTCATCAAGCCTTCTTACATCGTGGCAACTCTGTTCACTGGCTCTGAACAAGACGATGTGCCAAAGGGCGACTCTTATATCCTTGAAGATGTAGTTGAGGATACCACTTCAATCGCTCAAGACGATAACGATGTAAACGACATCGAGTGCGAAACTTCCGACAGCCCCATTCTTTCCATCGTGAAGCTTGGCAAATACCAATTTACAGCTGAGGTTGCAGATACACAAAAAGACCTATTGGTCGCTCTCATGGGATTTACGGCAGGAACTACTGTCTCTACCAAATACTTTGCTCCTGCTCAATACAAGAAATTGTATGCAAAGATTGACGTAGTGTTTGAGGAAGGGGAAACGATGACTGCATTTGTGGTTCCAAAAGTCCAACTTAACTCAAAACTAATGCTTGAATCTTTGAACTCTAATGTGGGTCGTATCAACCTTGCAGGAACAGCGTATGATGCAAATATCGCCGATGGAGATAGAACTATCAGAACACCGTTTTATGTAGATTCAGCTTATACTTTACCCAAATAAAACTTGTTCATAATAGATAACTAGAGTGTTTACGGGCGGTAGGCTTATATGCCGCCGCCCTTCATGTTTATAATCATGGCAGTATATAGAGCAAAGAAAAAAGATACAGGACTAAAGACAAATGTTGTAACGGCTTGTACTCCTATATCTGATGAGTCAATGGAACGTTTGGCAAGGATAATGAATGACAGCCCAAGCATTGTAAAACTTCACGGTACGGAGTGGCGTATTAAAGGATTGAAGCCCGGTGTTCAATGGCTTATAGCCGAACAAGCGTGTCAGATTGTGAAGGGAGAGAAGTTAAGTATGGGAGATGTTATCAAAGAGTTCTCGGTAAATCTACCGGCAGTTGCACACGTGATAACGCTTGCACTTCTCAATGACAGGGACAGGATATTCTCTGATTATGAGAAAAAAGAACTATCAGATGACTACCACAAGGTCTTTGACCTTTTGATGTGGAGAGATTACGACATAAAGGACTGGGCATTATTGCTTGGTGAAATCCTTAACCTCATAAGCACGGATTTTTTTTTCGAGAGTACCAATGTGATTCAGACCGTGAGGGAAATGACTTTGACGAGGAAGACGAAGAAAACGGAACAAAACTGATAATATCCCGTACAGAGTGGGGGCAGATGATTGATTTTCTGCGCTCCAACACTTGGTGCTCTCGTGACGAATATTTATGGGGAATGACGGTTGGACAGATCCGGTTAAGCTCGTTTGATTTTTCCCATGTAGAATACGGAAACAAGGACAAGAAAAAAAAGAAGGTCAGCAAAATAGGAAGTGTTGACGATTTGAAGAACTTGAATGATTTGGGTATGCCCATAATTAATAAAAAAGGATAACGATATGGCAAATAACGAAGCAGGAGCTTTCCTCAACATAACCCCTGATGTATTAAAGAAGTTGGATAGTTTCGATGAGAAGCTAGAGAAGATAGAGAAGCACGCCCATACAGCAGCAGATGCATTGAAAAACGGGTTTGGCAGTGTGGTAATGGATACGAGTAAATTGGAAAGTGTGATTACTTCGTTAGCCAAAAAGATAGATGCTATAAAAGGTAATCCATTTGAAGGAGCAGGGAAAGGTGCGGAAGAGACTACAAGAAAGACTACTTCTCTGAACGAAAGCCTTTTACGTGCGGCAGATTTGCTAAACAGAATAGGAAACAATAAAATCGGAGAAGGTTCATTTGCTAACTTTAATATATCCGGATTGAAGCAGGGATATTCGGATTTGAAAAAATACGTTGAGAACATGGACTTGTCAAAGCCGCAACAAAAGGCTGCGGTAGAAGCCATGCGCTACATGAAGATGGAGCTTGACGAGCAACGAAAGACGGACGAGCAACGTGCCCAATCTAAAGAAAAAGAGACGGAAAGAAGAATAGCTGCTGACAGACGTGCTTATAAGGCTTCGGCAGATTTGGCAAAAGCACAAAACTACAAACAGAATACAACCGCACAGGGTGCGCTTGACTTTTCTAAAACAGCAAATACACTTCAACGGCAAATCACGGCAATAGAGTACCTAAAAAAAGCTCGTTTATCTTTGAATACTACCGATGCCAACTATAAAAGCACACTTGAACAGATAAACCAAGCCATCGCAAAACACAACCAAGCATTGACGGAAGCAGGAGTCAAATCACAGCAGCTTGCCACACGCCATCGCAACCTGATGGATACAGCCGGGCAATTAAGCCGTCAGCTTGCTTTGTTGTTCTCCGTGTCACAGATTGAAGGGTATATCAGCAAGTTGGCAAAAGTGCGCGGTGAATTTGAATTGCAGCAGCGTTCGTTACAAGCAATCTTACAAAATAAATCACAGGCAGACCAAATTTTCAACAAGACTGTCCAACTTGCCGTAAAGTCGCCATTTCAAATTAAGGAATTGGTTACATTCACAAAACAGCTTGCAGCATACCGTATTGAGAGCGACAAGTTATATGATACGACAAAACGACTTGCCGATGTATCTGCTGGTTTAGGTGTGGATATGGGCAGACTTATCCTTGCTTATGGGCAGGTCAAAGCGGCAGCATATTTGCGTGGCACAGAAGTTCGTCAGTTTACGGAAGCAGGTATCAATATGTATGGGGAACTTCAAAAGTTGTTCAAAACAAGAGACCAAGCAGATTATACCACGGCACAGATTGTAGATATGATTTCCAAACGTAAGGTTACATTTGAGGATGTTGAACAAGTGTTTGAAAATTTGACTTCCAAAGAGGGTATTTTCTACAATATGCAAGAAATCCAAGCTGAAACTTTACAAGGTAAAATTTCCAACTTGAAGGACAGTATTGATGTGATGCTTAACTCTATCGGTAAGGCTAACGAAGATACACTGAAGGGGGCTATTGATGCAGCAAAAGTATTACTTGATAACTGGGAAAATGTTGTTTCGATAGGTAACGCATTGGTTGGTGTATTTGCGCTTTTATATATGCACTCGCTACGAACTGGAGTTGCAATGAAAGCCGTATTCTCAACAAATATGGCGGCAAACGCTACAAAAACATTAAAAACAACAGAGTTACTCGCAAATGGGTTCAAATCTCTTTCATTAGCTGTAAGAACATTCTCCGCAAACTTGAAAGCTGCATTTGTTACAAATCTTCCGGCATTGGGAATTATTGCAGTCATTACGGCTGTATCAGATGCTTTTACAAGACTGCAAAATAAATCAGAAGCAATCCTTGATATATTCAAGGAGATGGGAGATAAAAAGAAAGGTTTGTACCAAATATCAGATGCCTATAAACAAATAATATCCGCTTCATCAAACGCAAAGGACGCAGAAATATCTGACACGAAAGAAGTTATAGATAAAAAACGTGAGCAGATAAATAAGCTGGTTGAGTTATACAATAAGAATGGTCTGAAAATAGATATACAATTAAAAGATATTCCACAATCAGAAATCGACGAGTATTTCAGCAAGCTCTACAATGGATATGCAAATTTTATAAGACTGCAAGAAAGTCTAAAAATCGCATTGGCTGAAAATAATGGCAGAATAGAAGGATGGTTTGGAGTTTTTGGAGAAAATATTGAAACTGATTCCAAACAGTTGACAAACGCATACAATAATGTTATCGAAAATACAAGAGACTTAGGTAATGCAATTTCTTTGCTCATTAACTATTACGACAATCTTTCTGAATCACAAAAGAAGCAGTACGAACAACAATACAAGGGATTGATTGATGCTTCAACACGTAATGACGGTGAGAGTGAAATTGCTTATCTTGAAAGACAGTCAAAAGCAATTAGTGATTTTTCAAAGTCTATTGGCGCTACATTGGATAAATCTGTTATCAAGGCAAGGGAATATTCCAAACAATTCAGAATAGCATTAACTGGGGCTAAAGGCACTGGAGGATATAAAGAGTATTTGCGTGAATTTGACAATGAACTTGACGATATTTTAGAGCGTGTAAAATCAAGATATTCTGAAAAGGAATGGGATATAAACGGTAAGGTATATCTTGAATCCATACTTGATACAGAACTTGCATCACAGGGATGGGAACAATGGAAACTTGACCATGCAAAGGAGCGTTGGGAGATTAAACCTAAGATTGACGAGAAAGAAACTGACAATGAATTGAATGGTCTTGACAAAATATTCAAAAAATGGTTCTCGTCCCACACATATAAATTGGGGATTGAATATGAAGATTTAGGAGATAAAAACGCATTCAAAGGATTCTTGGAAGAAGGAGATGCAAAAGCTGTCGCATACAAAAAAGCTAAAGAAAGTGCAGAAAGATTGAAGAATGCAATGGATAGCGTATTCAATCAGAAGCAAAGCGGACTTACCGAGGAACAATGGAAAAATGCTTTTGGGATAGCAGAAACAGTAGATAAGGAATCACTTATAGAATATTACGAAGAACTTGCAAAAGCCAATAAAACAATGGCTGAAAGTGCAGGATGGAGAGAAACACAAAAAGGCTCAAAAGCTGAGCGTGACATTTGGGCAGAACGTATCTCCGTCCTAAAAGAAATGCAGTCAAGATATGAGAAACTGAACCAGCTTATGGGAGAGAATGCCGCTATCGAGCAAACTCTATCCGCTTTCAAACCTGCTTTGGAATTTACAGGTATGGATAAAATGAATATTCTGCCCACCAAAGAGGGTATGATTAAGGCTTATGAAGAACTCCTTAAAAATGTTACAGACAGCAAGAAAATCACTGAACTTAAAAAGATTATCGCAGAGCTGAAAATAGAGATTCAGCAAGATGATTTGAAAGAACAGCTTGAAAAGACCAAGAAGAACATTGAAGATATGTTCAACGGATTGGACTTGCACAAGAAACTGAAAGATGCAGGACTTTCCGAAGCGGAGGTTCAACAGTTGTTCCCCGGACTTGCCAAGACGTTGGACGATGTAGAAAAAGGGATACGTGATGAATATGAAGCCAAACGTGATAAAAATGGACAGTTAAGTAAGGCAGACCAAAAGGGTTACGATGAAGCACTTAAAAAGCTGGGCCAACAGCGTGATAAGGAAAGCACAGACCTTACTATTAGAATTCTCAAGGATTATAAAACACAGCTTTCAGAACAATTACAGCTTGATAAGTGGTATTACGAAGAAAAGGCAAATATAGCAAAAGCAACCCTTACAGATGAGCAGAGAGCGCAAGCTGAATCCAATCTTAAAAATAAGTACGATAAGAAGACAGATGAAAATACTTGGAAGGCGTTTCAAAATACAGACGAATACATCAAACTATTTGAAAATCTTGACTATTCTTCAACGGTAGCTATTGATAGTATTCTCGAGAAATTAGAGGAATTTAGAGGGTCTCTCAAAAGTTTGCCGCCAGAACAGTTGAAAACAATAATTGAACAGCTTGAGAAACTGAAAGGTGAAAAACTAGACAGAAACCCTATCAAGGGAATTGTTGAAGCTTTTAAAGACTTGAAAAATGCAAAACCAGAAGATAAGCAAAAAGCTATAGCAGACCTCGGTGCAGCATTTGAAAAAAATGCAGAAAAAATAGATAAATTCAATTCTGCTTTTGGAGAAGTTTCTTCTATGCTTTCATCTTTCGGTGTTGATGTGCCAGAAGAAATTTCTGAATCATTAAATGGAATGTCTCAAGCTTTCAGTGGTGCAGGAGAATTTGCATCATCTTATGCTACAGGTAATGTTTTGGGTATGGTTACAGGTGGAATGAAAACTATTGCCGGAATAGGCAATACCATCGGTAGCATATTCGGCATTGGCAATAAGAACAAGAAGAAAGAACGTGAAATCCAACGGCAAATAAAGAATATAGAATCACTTGGTAGGGCATACGATGAGTTAAAGGAGAAGATGGAAGCCGCTTGGAGTGCAGATGATCTTCGTACACAAACCAAAGATACAATAGCCAATTTAGACCAACAGATTGAATCATATGAAAATATGATTAACTCAGAAGAGGCAAAGAAAGATTCTGATAGAGGACGTATTGATGAATGGAATGATGCTATAAATGAACTGAAAAAGACAAGACAAGAAATTTTAGACCAACAGAAATTAGAATTAGGAGGTATAGGTGGGGAGTCAGAATATAAGGATGCCGCCTCTTCATTTGTTCAAGCATGGATGGATGCTTTCAATGAAACAGAAGATGGACTAAAAGCCCTTAATGAAAACTTTGATAGTTTTATTGAAAATCTTATCGTCAAACAAGCTACAATGAGACTTGCGCAAGGGCGTTTGAAGGAGCTGTTTGAGAAAATAGATGAATCTGTTACAGAGGGAAGCGTAGGAGGGATTAACCTCACTAAAGAAGAGCTTGCAAACATCCAGGCTCTTGGAGAAAGCGCATTGAAAGGATTAAATGAAGATTTGCTTGCGCTTATGGAAACATTAGGATACAAAGGCACAAGTGTAGGGCAGAAATCTGAATTGTCGGCACTTACTCAAAGTATACAAGGTGTATCAGAAACCACAGCAGAAGCTCTTGAAGCATTACTTAATTCTATTAGGTTCTTTGTCAATCAACAGACAACTGACATAGCCGCAATCAGAATGCTATTAGAAGCCCGCTACAGCTTAGAATCCCAATCGGGCGAATCTAACCCCATGATTGTTGAGTTGAGGGCGCAGACGAGGTATTTGGAAATCCTTTCGGACAGGATAGACCGTGTGTTTGCACCAAGTCCAAATTCCAAGGGACCAGCCTTGCGCGTTGTAATGCAGTAGCTTCTGAACCAATTCATACAAAAAGGCACTCCGCTTGCGATAAGTAGAGTGCCTCTTCATTTGAAACGTTGGTCAATACTCAACGTGCTCTTATGCTAATATGTGGCAATTAGTCCATAATATACGGTTCAATCTTGCAAATCAACCACTTCTGTCAGTTTGTACTTTCTTCCGTCTATCACAACATAATTGCTTTCTCTTTCCTCAATTCCCTTAATCCCTTTGGAAAGTTTTTCAGCAAGTATCTTGGCTTCCTGAAAAGTGAAATAGTAGTATCTTTCGATGTTGTCGCATACATCAAAGACGCTGATACCGATTTCCATTCCAAACTTTTTCACTTCTTTTCTGCTCACCGCAACTCCGAATATAACAGGTTCGTCCGCAGAACCTTTCGCAAGCGATTTGTCGTTGAAAGAGATTTCTTCCCCGCTCTGCATTACAATAATGCGATTCAACTTGTCTACTTTTGCTTCTTCGTAATTCATAATTTTAGTATTTAATTGTTTAATATATCCGTTCTCGGCACACCAACACAGCATCTCGTAGGCTGCATCAAGCAATGACTTTGACTTAAACTCCTTATAGTAATCAAATTCATCTGACATTGAATAGCATACATACCATTCTTTGCAATCATAAATGGATATTGTCAGCCAATAAGTATCTGTACTTGTCTTTATTTCTTTCGGCAGTAAATCTATAATGTCTTGCAGGGTGAATACACCGCAATCTTTACGATATGAGTGGTCGTAATCTCCTCTTTCGGCATCATAATAACCTAATCTTAATCCAACAAAGAATATTGGGCTCATATCTACTAATTCATGCCAATCTTGTATAGCACCCCTATCATCAGTAAATATGCACACCATGCTCGCATTACTCGTATCAACGCCCAATTCTCTCAGGTGCAACATCTGTTCGATTGATAATACTTGATTTTTCATAACTCTCATTATTATTTTGCTAAAAAACTTTGTAATATTTCTTGCAAGTATCTCACATTTGAGTAGAAGCGAAGGACTGATTTAAGAGCAAGCTCTCCAGTCATACTGTCTTTCGGGCAATCCGAAAATCGTATTATTTGCGCAATCGCTTCTTCTCCTTCCAGTCTGCTTGCTATGTCCAAAATGTCTTTAACATCTTCTTTTCTTATTGATACTGAATTATTTGTTTCCATTTTTAGCATGATTTTATTAGTTACTGTTCTATTTTTATTTAAAACATCGGAATATTCCCACCTAAAATTCCTTGAAGATACTGAAGCAGTTTTATAGCATCTTCCTTTGACACAATTACGCTTTGCATCGTATTTTCAGGTCGGTCATTTTCCCTAATTTGGAATATAAAATATGGATTATTTACATCTCTACTATACATCGCACGAAAAATTGACATCGGCACAAAAGTTTTTATAGATATTTCACTTTCAAACATACTTTCCTTTATTTTTAGACATACCTCTTGCTGTCCGCATAAATGCGGATAACGTAAGTAATTGGTTTATAAACTAATGGTTATTCGTTCACCTTAAAGACCTCATTCAATACCTCGTCAGGGTACACGCTCACTTTTCCCCATCGGACATCGTTTATCTTCGTAACCTCTATTCCTTTTCTCTTGCAGATGGAGGTTGCCTTACGACCCATAGCCCCGTACTTGGTCACGTCCAGTTTGATATTGTTCCGGGTTATGAACGCCACGATTGTTGACTGCTTGAGGTCGGTTGTGGTCCTTTGCTTGATTTCTGTAAGTTCGCTTTGAAGCTCTTCCGTCTTTGCTTCAAGTTCCTTCATCTTTCGCTCGTTCTCCACGTTCATCTGTGCGAGTTGGAGGAACATTTCGGCTTGGGAGAGTTGTTTTGAAGAATAGCTTCCTGTTTTTCTGATGGACGGCAGCACTTCTGATGTAACCCACTTTCTGAACGCTTTCGCTTGTGGCTTTCTGCTATCAAGTATTACATCATACAGACCATCTTCATTTACAAAATTCGCTTATTGCTTACGACCAAGATTGTCTGTTATGGGGTGGGTTGAAACAACCCCATCGTCAAGTCTTTGTCTTACATCGTTTGGTCTAAGTTCTAAAACAGAACAGAGGTCTGCCAAACAGAATAGAGGATTCTCGCTTGTACCTGTGGTACGGATTTCACCGAACTGCGGTGAGTTGAAGATTTTAATTTCTTCCATACTTTTAGTTTGAACATAAAAAAAACTGCGCTACGTGCTGTTCAAGTTCTAAAAGCAAACTCCGTGGGTATTTCTACTCCACGACACGGCGCAGTTATATCTTTAATCTTTTAAAATATACTCAATATGTATAGGCACAAAAAATGCCGCTATGTTTGCGGCTTCGTACCGCTTTTAGATTTGAACACCGCAAAGTAAGGCATTTATTTTGGAATTACCAAACTTTGCAGTGTGTTTTTTAGCATAAAACTAATGACACCCTGTATCATGGCATCCTTGATATTAAATCTTATTATTTGAATAATTGCTTTTGGCTCTTCGACTTATCTACCATTCCTTTTATCTTTTCTACATTTAGAATGTTAAGCAATGAATCAAAGTCGTTCACGCATGTAAATATAAGGTTTATTTCGCTTGTTACATACTCATTAGACCTTGAACTTATTTCTTGTGATATATAAGCATAATATTTAGTTCCATCTTTTACTATAAAGTAAGGCGGTAGATTCCACCTGAATCCATCCGCAAACCACCATTTATTTGTTTTCCACGCTACTTTTGGCATTACAAGGTTTACTGGCATTTTTTCGTTCATGTCCTTTATATTGTTCTGACGAGCTGTTGCAGACCATTCGACATACTTTTCCTTAATATCTTTTATCGACTTCTTTGTAGCTTCAAGTTTGTCTATATCTATTAACAGATGAGCTTCATCAGCATCTGTTGTTAATACCTCGACCATTACATAGTCCTTACCATCTATGCCATCCATTAATAACTGAACTTTGAATTTTGTTTGCTCTGTCGTAAATCTGTTGTTGTAATAACCAATCAATTCTTGTGCATTTGTCGTCATTACCACGAACATCAGTGTAATAATCGAAAATAAAATCTTTTTCATATAATATGTTTTTAAGTGATTAATAATCATTCAGCAAATACATCTGCATCTATTCCCAATTTTTCTATTATGGTTTTTATAATCTCAACTTTCCTGCTGGTAGTCAAACTCGTATGCACGTAATATCCCTTACCTGCCGACTTGTAAGCGCATGATTTTCTTACAGATTCGTCAATATCTCTGAATATTTCCTCTTTGATAATCAATCTGTTACCATCAACTTTCCCTGTTCTTATATTTAGCTTTTCAACTCTTTCAACTCCAACTTCTCTTATAAATTCAACTATGGTGTCACCTCCAAACTGGCATTTTATAGTTCCACCATTTGAATATACCACTTTTATTTTCAATCGTTTGGAACGATTATTTTGCTTTCTATCATTGCAAAGCGAGATATTCAATCCTGAATCGGGTGAATAATTCAATAACAGATTAATTTCGCTTGTAAATTTGCTAAATTCCTGTTCGAGAACACCTATCAACGTAGGTATTAACTCTGAATTAATCAATACCGAATTTTCAAGTTCTGCCAATTCAAAGGTCATATCGTGCGGTGGTTGAAATCCTAATGACCTGATATTGTTAATAGAATCCCTCAACTCATTTATACGAGCCTTTTTGTCGTTTATGAGTTCTTCTGAAATTAAATTATCTTCCATGATTATATTTTAAGTATATTATTACTCTATATTAAACTAAAATCCTTCATATATGGATGGTTTTTTCGATAATCTATCCATTATTTTTGTATAAGACTTTGAAATATACATAGACAAGTCGGATGCGCTTACGTTTATATTTTTATATTTACTCCCAAACGATACACGCATCTTGGTTATTTTATGTTCGGAGATATTGTTTATTTGCTCCTCCGAAATGTGATACGAAAGTGTTATTAATTGCCCATATCTTCTTGTGTCGGATTTACTTTCAAACATATTCTTAAATTCGAGTATATCCCCATTGTCCAATTTAATAAGCATTATTTCCCCCTTTAACACATATACGAAATCACGTTGCATAATCCTTATTTTGATATGATAATAAGGATTGCCGTTTTCTCTCTTAAAACAGGATAAACTCGCAGAAGCATAGTCTGATTTATACTCCCCTGAAATAATATATTCTTCCACAGACAAACACCTGTAATCATTATTAGCAATATTGTCAGATATTATTTTCTTATCATTCGTATCGCCATTTGATATACGTGGTGCTTTATTCTTATTCTCAATATTGGGTATAGTACTATTATGTGTATCATTATTTGCTGATATGGCATTACTCTCCACCGCATCCTTAATCCCTTTCGCAGCACACGCACCAAGACCCAGTAGCCCGAATATACTCTTTGACAATATTCCCCATCCTTGCTTATACGCCCTCCGTGAAAAGGGGTAGCCCTTTCTTGTTCCCATGATATTATTCTGTTATAAGTTAGTAATATTCAAATATCTATTCCTTTATCCTTCCATTTTCGTCAAATTCAAAAGGAAGCTCCATTTGCCCGATTTGACGCATCTTCATTTTCTTAAAATTATCACAAAACTGCTTCATGTTGTCGGAAACTTGAAACAACGTAATAACCTTGTTTATCTGTTTCTCCAAATTAGGCTCTCCTATATCAGTAGTCAAAAGCTGGTGATACCTGTTTGTTCTGTTCCCTGATTCACTTTTAGGAGTCTTCTTTTTAAGTTCCTCTAATACACCGTTAGGAAGTTCCTCGTATATAAATGTGTTCGTCCATTTTCCTATTATTCCCGGTCTTTTCTTTATCCCGTTAACAGTATAATCCCATCCATTAAGCCTGAATAATTCTTTATAGAATATATCGGGGAAACGTTTCTGCCACGGAAGGAGTTCCTCTGAAATATACGCTTTAAGTATTTTTTGAAGTTCGTCATTCTCCCTTTCGTATTGATAGCCTGTAGCTTCGTCAACAAGTGCTATGATACCTACCTTCGCAACTGAACGAATTATTATATCTGCATTACGAACAATAACATCATTATCAAAAACACCGGCACGATTTGCGTCTATTATAGCCGAACAAATATCGACCAAAAGAGTAACTTCATATCCGTTAGCCGTTGATTGTGAACCACCTGCATTATTCCTTTTGAATTTTATAGGTTTAGAAAGCCGCTCTGATATGCTGTTATCACCGGCACAAAGATAGCTTGAAACACCATCCATTTTACAGAAACTATTCATCCACTGACCACTTTTGCTATCATAACCTATTGCCTTTTGTATTCCTCTACCGGAAAATACTCTCATTCCATTGTCGAGCACATAGCATGGTATTTCTAAATTGCCCAGTCGCAACGGAGTTTTATCTGAGCCGTACTTAGCTACCAATATTTTATTTTCTTCCATATAGCAATCTTTGTTTAAGTTAGTAAACGTCGCAAAATTACCACATAATCTACAATGGAGCAAAAAAAGAGGCATGTTAGAAAGCAAAGTGCCCATTAACGCTAGCTCTAAGGACCCGGATTTACGTGTAGTTATACAATAAAAATAAAGCGGTAGGATGTTCTCTTACCGCTTCATACGTATGATAAATCTGTTATTATTTACTTCCGTGGTCGTATATATCACCGAATTTAGCTTCTATGAATATAGGGTATATCACACAGTCCATTATTAGACATACGAAAGGGCGGTTATCGCCACTATATCTGAAAACAGCAAGTTCTTTAATATCCTCTGTGATTATTGCAGGAAGGGATGTTGGCTTCAACTGTTTGATTGGTATCATTTCAAAACCATATTGGTGTTTCCCGGAAACGTTTATATCTTTCCAGGTAAGGCAGCACAATTTTTGCATCCTCGTTACAAAATCCTTGAACACACTATTATCACATCCTTTTAAAGATGTTTTCATATCCAAGTACTTAAAGCAGAAAAGAGGTTCTTTGCTTCTCGCATCAACCTCTTTTTCTTTTAAATTAGGCTTTACATCTTTATGCTTTAACTTAAACTTGCCACTCATTTATGCTTCAATTTGTGTTTTGAAAAACGCCATCATCTTATCACGGCTTATTACAGAGTTTATTTCCGTGGTTTTCCAAGGAGATTCTTCATGTGTCATTTTCATCAAGGCTACAGCAGAAAACTGGTTGTATTCCTCATAAACATTGTTGAAAAGTTCTTCTTCATCATCTGATAAAGATATACCTTCTTTTGAAGTTGATATAGAATTGGATTCAAACGATTTATATTCCTTATATACAGAAGGGACAACCGGTCCATATTGCCAAGCAACAATATCCTCATCAAACAATGGTGTTCCAAAATATGCCAAATGGAAACCTTGTTGGTAATACATCATCTTCTGCAATTTCAGATTTGATATAGTATCACCATGTTCCAAATCTGTTTTGGATATAATTTTATTTGCGATGTCTAATGCTTTGTATGCCATAATACTAATGAGTTATTTGTAAAAAAACAAAGGGTAAGCATACCTATTATTCAAGGACAAGCTGCAAATACAGCTTTAAGGTATGCGTAGCCATGAGCGTAATTATGATGCAAATATAGAGGCTAAAATTTGTATTGCAATGGATTTCTTATTTAATTTATACATGTTTAATAGCATACAACAAAAATCCCCGAACGCTACGAACGGGGATTACATTATCCTATTTTTAATGTTTTTACATTGATTGTCAGAAAAATCACGGTGGTTATACAAAAATAAGTGTTCTATTTTTCAGATTCATCTTGAAATTTCAATGGCTCGCAACTACCCAACCTCGCTAAATTGATACTCTTACATACCCATTCAAACAAATATGCAGACGGCTCGTCTCCGTGTTTCATTCCTATTACGTTCTCTATTCCATCAACTACATGGCTCGCTTCATGGCAAACAAGCCCCATCCTCATATCAGTTTTATTGCGGAATATCACAAGTATGCCTACCATATTAGTGTCATTCCGTACAACTTCCGTTAATGTCAATCCGTCCCATTCTGAATTTGCCTCAAAACTTAATCTTTTGTCACTTCCGTTTTCGTGAAAATATCTATTAATGTAATCCTCATCAGAACCTATGTACACCCATAAATTTCGGGGGTATATTACAGGGTCAAACTCGTATAATAAGTTTTTCTTACTCATAGTTTCACCTCCACTTCTGCCACATACACCTTATATATTTCATGTCCCAACTCGTCATAAACCACTCTTCTCACAAAGCCGACATCCGAAACTTGAACTCCGGTTTCATTTTCAAACCCATTCAGAAGAACAGCTATCTTTTCGCCCAACTCCTGCTTCTTTTGCTTTATCTCTTCAACATTCATGTCAATTGTCAGTTTTCAAATATATATTCTTCAATTCGTCCTTTTTTAAAGATCCGTACTTTATTGCACGGTCTATACGCTTACGGGCATTACCATCCTTAGATTTTGCACTATTTTTAGAATTATCCTTAGATATAATCAGTTTAACCAACTCGTTCAAAGGGATAGGCTCTGCAACAGCTCTATCCCAAATAGAAGTGAAAAAATCTTTTGCAGGTTTTCCCATAAGTAATTTCTTTTCCGTTTCATCACCAACCTTTTCAAAATGAAGGTAAGGTTCCGAAATAATATTGAAATATGGCAGGAGCGACTTTTCATCCGGTTCACTCACCATGCGAGTTTTTAGTAGTTTTAGATAACGTCCTCCATTCCTTGTACGTCCTATGGCAAATACCCCGTCCGCAAAGTTGGAAAGAAGCTTGCTCCCTGCCATATTGGTTTTAGACAAGGGCTTCCATTCCTCAATCTTAGGCGTATGCGCTATTACCATGATACTGATTTTCAGCTCACGCTTCAATCTTGTAAGACCGTCCATAATAGCACCTGCGAACTCCGCTTCTGCTGTCTGCGTAGAAAGATAGGAAAGATTATCAAGTATCATAACCTTTGCACCTGTATCAATCAGTTTGTCTTTTATGCCGTCAATCACGTTCATGTTAAAATCTTCGCTGTCCACTTCTTCCGATATGGTGCATCGGATAAGCGACTTCGGGAAATCCGCATTGCAGTACCTTCTTGCAAGCTGCCTGTCCGATAACTCAAAGTCGAAGTACAAAACGGTTTGAGGACTTACCTCCACCTCCGTACATTCGCTTTCCCCTTTGGCTATCTCGTAGGCTATCTGCGTGGCAAGAATGGATTTACCTATTCCGCTATCGGCAAATAAGAATACAAGCTCGTTCTCCCACCAAAAATCGCCCCAAAGCCTATGAATAGGAGGCTTCTTCTTACCGCCCTCAATGACTGACTGCATATCGGAAGAGCTGAACAATGGTATTTGTTCAACCATATCTCCATCATCGGGAATATCGCTACCTATTTGCTCAAACCGTTCTATGTCGGCTTGTATTTGCTCTTCTTCTATATAATTCATTGTTTTTTAAGCTCCGTTTTAGCGAATACTAAATTTTGTACTTCTTCTTCCCATATATCACCTTCGTTTCCTTCAAAGTCAAGGTAAACGGTATCATTCGGGCTTGCCCCATTGATGCTTGAAAATATTCCGACTATCTGCATGGGGATGGAAAGCCTTTCTCCCTGTGGGGAGCGGAATTTGATATGAACATAGTTGCCTATTTTTAAGTCTGTTGCTTTCATAATCTGATTTTTAAGCAAGGTGCGCCAGTATTAACCAACGCACCCGTTACTTTTTCTACACGTGGATATAGGCATGTTATTTAGCCCATTCGGACTTAGTTATACAATTCATTGACTTAAACCTGCCGGTCACTTTATTGTGACCGTATGAGTACACGTAGCAGATACCTTCTCCGGTGATATTTACAGTAGATCCACCTCCAACATACAGCTTGCACACATTCCCTTTTGAAACATGGAACTCAACCTTTGAAGCAAGCACCGTAGTAAGCGTGCAATCCTGCTCTATTTGCCCGTTAAAGTCCACATACAGGCACGAAGTATATCCATCCTTGCTCCGCTTCCATTTGCCATTAATATAGTCAGAAAACGTTCGTTCCATATACTGAATATCCATACCGAATCCAAAGCTATGAGCATCTGTCAACAGCTCCACACCGTTTGAATCCAAAGCTATATCCATTAACGCTTCCTTACTTGTAGCTACGTCCCATTTATTCTTATATCCAGTGCAAAGACCGAGCATCATGACATTACGTTTAAAAGAAAGTAAATCATTCATAAAATTGGGAATTTTTTTAGTTCAACTTCTATAAGCTCTTTTATCATCATTACGGCATTGTCCGAATCAGGAATGCTCTTATAAGTCTTTACGGACCGTATAATGTTCCTGCTGCTAATTTTTGAGTGTTTGGCAATATTACCGTATGAGATTCCGAACCTGTTATGCAATACGGCAAAAACTGCACCTCTCGCAATCCTCCCTGTAAGAATAATGTTTGTCCTTCCTTCATAGATAGTTGAAGGATATACAGGGTCCTGATTGCAGAATACTTTATTTACGCAATCACACACGATACGCTCAACTTTTCTTATAACGCCCGATTTTAAAGAATCCTTTTCTTCTGACATACTTTTCTAGTATTTTCTTTTGGTCTTCATTAAGTATTTCTCCGCATATATACATGTTTCCAATAACAGCCTTCTTAAAGTCTGTCACCTTATTACCTATGCTTAGTCCAAGTCCACAATCAATACCTTTATATACAGCAGGAATAAGCACATGAGTATTTATCTTTCCTTTTACGGGTATTGCATTAATTTCAAACTTGACTTGTCCATGTCTTATCCGTATGCCTCCAGTTTCCCAGTCAGGCAAGAATATACCCTTAGTAACTTCCCCGGTTTCCTTGTCCTTGAAAGATACCCACTTCGCACCCGGATGATTACCTATATTGATATAGATACGGTAAGTATTATCAGGATTATACCTGTCTTTCCTCGGTTTCAACACTTCCATCGAATACCTCCTTAGCCTCTTCTGCCATGATAACCTTCTGCTCAAATTCAGCATTCGCCTTTAAATCTTCTTCAGGTGGCGTAGTGTTCATTGCTTTATTCAAATCTTTCATCTGACCTTCCATCCACTTCATATAATTTTCGGCTTCTTTCTGCGCTTCATTAATATCTGTGAACACAGCCATAGGCTTGATAAGGTTCGCTTCGGTAAGCACCTTCATACCGTCCAAGAACTCCTTGTTGGTGGAAGTAGTTTTCCCGAACATTTCATTCTCTTTGTCTTTGATGGATTTCTTGAAGTCCACCATATACTTCAACCACGCATAGAGAGATGTTTCATGTGCCACACCGTCCAATCCCACAGCGTACGGGGTAGTGAACACCCGGAATCCTGTGTAGTTCTTAAAACAGGCATATCCTTTCGTGATTACAATCTCAAACGAGCCGAAGTTTTCTCTCTCCAACACATCACTTTCTTTGATGATGAACTCAAATCCTTGTTGTTCCTTGTTATTTGCCATACCTTATTTCTCCGTTTTAGTCTTTCTACCTCTCTTCGGTCTGAACGCTGTTTTAGCGTCCTCGACCTCGATAACACACTCTCCTTCGTCCTCAATTGTCGCCACCGCCTCATTCTCCTTCAACACTTCCTCAACAACCGGATTAGCCGCTTCCTCCGCTTCATCAACAACAGACTTCCCGAATCTAGGCTTCTCCTGGTTCATGTTCAGCTTCTGCATATCCATGGCGTACTGCAACTGGTACACCTTGAACTTCTCATCGTCCGAATCAATGATGTCGTCCGCTGCATCAGCATAGTGCATGGCGATAGTTCGTCTGTTTGCTTTCATAGCCATTCCCAACGCCTCTTCATCCACGTACATATACGGATGGATGGAGATAAGACCATCAATGGGAGAAAGCCGCCCGAATGTCTTCTTGTACTGGATAAGTCCGTCAGCCCTTTGTTCAACAATGGCATAGGCATTCATAAGGTTTTTCTTCTTGATAAGGGCGATAGCCAATATCCAAGTAAGCCCCAGTTCGGGATTGAGCTTCTTGGGCAAATCCTTGCACTTCGCAAAGGTCAACGCTTCTGATAGGGTTTCTGTCTCTAAAAACATATTATATATGGTTTATTGTTGTTTAAAATAAAATTATTATATGCTTAGTACTTATTTGTAAGCCTTGTAAACCTTCACAAAATCAGCCTTCTCCGAATAATATCCGTTGGAAGTACCGTACCATTTGATAGTAGCCATTCCTTTGATGGTATGCAAGTGGTAGAAAGTCCAAGTAGCGCTTGCATCCGCATCTTCACGAATCACATCGCTTGCATCATTACAAACCTCTTCTGCCTTCAATATAGGAGAGCCTATCAAGTCTTCAACATCACCACAAACATCGTCAATAGACACAACCTCACAGCAATCTTGTTCGTGGTACATAATAAACTTCGTACCATCCGAGCATATAAATGTAGCTTCTTCCGAATCTTTTTTAAGTCCATCTATACATGTTATAGTCTTTCCAACCAATTCGCTTATACCACATTTTTCTTTCGCAATAATCTCCGTCAGAGGTTTGCCAATACGTTCAAAATAATCTTTCTCGTCTTGTTCTGTACAAGTATGGCGTTGGTAAGCGAGAAGGTCATCAGATATAAATGTCAAATATTGAATATCATTACGGCTAACAACCTCTCCATTCAATATTTTATGTAGAGTGTCATTTAATCTTGTGGCGAACCAGATATCCTCTACAATTCTGTTATCTACAATCGGATTCTTCATATCATTATATATTTATGTTTCAGAAAATTGTTCGTCATATCCGAATGAATGTCCGTACACGTTCTTGAAAGTAAACGTCACTTCCTTATATTTCTGCCCGTAAAGGGTATCGCTTTTAGGCTCTGTGGCTCCTGAGAGGTACATCAGGACCTTTCTCTTCCTCGCTGTATCACGGTAGGCAATCTTAGAACCGGTAATGAAAGCCATAAAGTCACGGTAAGACTTATCATCCTTGGTATCATCCTCCAAGAATATCAATGTCAGTTTTATAGTTGTCTGCTTGTGTGCCGGTGTGCTGGAAACATACACTTCCGCCTTGCTTGTCTCGGCAAAATCCTCTGCATACATATTTGTAGGCTCTCCATACGAATTAAGACCTGTACATTCTTTATACCTTAAACCTGGGAAATCTATTTCCAAGTCTTTCCAACCGGCACCAAGCTCGCCATAATGCATCATATAAAACTTGTATTCATTCATGTTGTTCTATTATAATACACGCAAATATAATAATTTAAATTCATATATTAAAGTTTTACTTTAATATTTATCACTGTGATATATTTAAATCCGCTTTAATATTGAGCTTTTAATCTTAAAAGTAAAAGAATACTTGAAATATACCTTGTATTGCATAGTACTACCTCATTGCATATTAGACATACCCTATATAAATAAAGGAAAAATGTCTAATCCAAAACCTATAAAAAAGAAAGTAACATAAAGAAAAAAGTGAGCGACAGCGAACACCGCTCTCCCTTTTATTATGAATATAATGAAAGGGGTTCATACACATACTGCATAGAGAAGCATCAACGTAAAACAATAACTCATATAATATAATAATATTATGTTACAGCTTATATGTCTTGATTTAGATAAAATATTCAAATAATTAGAAAGAGAGGAAAAATCAGAAAAAAATAAAAAAAATGAGAGAGGACGGATGTTTACGGTTGCACTGGTGTACGGGGGGGGAGGGGCATAGCGCGTTCATGGTTGTACTGCCTGTGTTGTACTACAACGGTTTACAACGCTCGTTTGCTTCGTTGCATATGGCTTTAATATGCGCGATATAGGCGAAGAAAGGTAAACGCGATACATTGTGAAGGTGAAAATATAACGCTTCTATATGGCGTTATATTGGCTTATAGGTGTATGTTATGGAACATGTAATTTATTTCTAATTGCTTACAAAATATCATGTATTTTATTTGATATTTTGATAAAAAAGCGTTAACTTCGCAATGTGAAAGGGAAAGGATAACGTAATAAAGTCCTATTCTTCCACAGGGGCAAATATTAACGCCCAAAAGCGTGTTATTAAATGTTGGAATAAAAAGAGAGCTTTAACACGGCAATGTTAAGGCTCTCGTAAGTTGGAATACTTAAAGTAAGTACTCTCCAGATACGGAGGCAAAAATACTTCTTTAACTTCTCACTTGCAAATATTCTCCCATTTAATTTTTGATGCGGTTATAAAAAAAGGTGTAACAGTTGGAAGCCTGTTACACCCGGATAGGTGGAATAATCCACCGAAAGCGGCTAACTTTCATTAGCCTATAAAACCGTTCGTTTATGGAAATTAAAGTCTGTATTAGTGTTTGGTTCTTTAAACCTTTGATTATTATAATCAAGTTTTAAAGCTCTCAAACGGTGGGTAATGTAAGGCGTTACCCGCCAACGGTTTTTAATTCCATGGCGCAAATATAGCCGTAATTCTTCAATAATCAAAATCACGCTGTAATGAATTGAAATATTAACATTAAACATTATAGCATTATGAAGACTTTAGAAAGCATTTTTTCAGAGATTAAAGAAAACGGTGTAATCACTAAACAACAATTGCAGTTGTTAAAAAATCGATCTAACAAGCAGCAACAAGACGTTATAGATTATGATTGGTTGGAAAGCATTGGAGATGGCTACGGCATTCCATTAACAGAGGGACAAGGCGCTCAGGGGTTGAACTGGTTAAAGAAGTTCATCAAGAAGAACGGAGAAAGCAACGTATATGGATATAGAGAACTCGAAATAATTGGTAATGCTTCCCCTTCTGATTTCGTTTTCAAGGGGTTTTATGATGCCGGCAACGGTTGGGCTAGAAGCTTCCTACCTATCTACTCGCTTAACGGTATGGAATATATTCCAATGAAAGAGCCTTATATTGTAGGCTGAAATAACGGGGCTTGTTAGCCCCCTGCTACATCAAAATCATTTATCCACATTAATAATAATGTTATGAAGACAACAAGAAAAGAAATATATCGCATCTACGGGAAAGAGAGTGTAATATCATTAGGTTACTGCAAAATACAAAGTATAGTAAACTATCTTACAAAGATAGGGCATACCGAACGTTTAGAAGGTTGGGCGGCTGATATATACGAATTACCAGAGCCATATAATGATATAGTCGTCTGCACTAGTTACGCTCCATTCGGAACGAGCAGCGAAAAAACGCGTAAAGTGTGCGAACGATGGGAAAAACTATATTATAACTACGATTATACGCAACGCAAAAGAATGGTTAAACGATTTGCGCGTGAATTACACAAAGCAATTAACGACAAATAAAGCAGCGTGTAATATGTTCGGCGTTATGTTGCTATTATTCGGTACTGTGATATTCATTTCCGGCACCGATCCAAAAAAAATAAAAGACTTTATAAACAAAAGTGATGAATCAGATAAATTTTAAAGGATATGAAAGAATATAAGTTAACGGTAGAGTTTTATAACGGGGCGCGTTATTGCTATTACGGCAAGACGAAGAAAGAAGCGTTAGCAGCGTTTAAAAAATCGTTTGGCAACTTTAAAGGTTTTATAAAAAAAGAGTGGACGATAGAACAATATTAACCAATGTGGGGAGGCGGAGCAACACCGCCACCGGGAACTATTTATTAACTTAAACAATAAAGAATATGAATTCATTAAAGAAAATTTCATTTGATTATTTCAACGGACAAATAATAACATCCGAAGAAGTTAACAATTACGTACAGAAACTATGGCTTGATGGCAACGAGTTTAGCCAAATAGTGAAAAAAATAGTCAATACTGAATTAATGATTAAGGCAGTAAAACAGTGCAAAGAATTTATTATAGCTTGCATTGATATAGATATAGACAGCAAAGAAAATACAATGCAAATAATATACGGCTTTATCGATTATTTACAATGCATATATGACAGATTAGAAAAACTATGTAAGCAATCAGGGCAAAACAGCCGTGTTTGAATGTGAAATTTGAATAGAAATATATTGCCACAATTAGCATAGATACATTGTTGGGGTTTTTGCCAACATATCATCTTATGACACCCCGGCAGTAATACGGCTGCCGGGTAGGCGATAGGTAAGAATGAACGAATAAATTTAATTAAGGAGGAAATAATATGTTCATGATTTGCATTTTGATTTGGTTAGCTGTTGGAGTAGGTAAGGAGCTGACTGGAAATAACGGTTTTTAAACCGAATTATTCGCCAAAGGTTGAAAGCCTTGCAAGTGGTGCAAGTTCCACGGGCGGAACTATTTACTAACTTAAAAACAAAAAGATTATGGAAAAGAATTATTTCATTCAGATTAACGAGAAAGGACGAACTATAATGCTTCAACCATGCAACGCATTCGAAGCTATAAGGTTGCTAAACTTCTACAGCGATGGGATAAATCTGCTTAAAGAAACACAAGAAGTTACAAGCGTAGAACTGTATAAGATTGGCGAACCATTGCCGAAACGAATTTTAATCTAAGGAATAATTTATGAAAGTAGTAGAATATGGTCGTATATCCACCGACAAACAAACATTGGAGCAGCAAAACAGAACCGTCCAAGAATGGTTGAAAAGAAACGGTTTAAAATCTGACATTGTGATAACGGAAGAAGGAATATCCGGCGGTGTAACCTATAAGAAACGGAAATTAGGCACTGATGTACTTCCGTTGCTGGAGACTGGAGATATGCTAATAGTAGCCGAAATTTCCCGTTTGGGGCGTTCGATGGGAGATATTAACAAACTAATCAACGACGAGCTAAAACCGCGTAAAATTCGCCTTGTAATCGTACAAATGAATTTGGATTTGAATTGCGGCAATATGAGAGCAATAGACGAAATGATACTGTATGCTTTCAGTTTTGGCGCGGCCGTTGAACGTGAATTAATCCAGGAAAGGACACGCAGCGCATTAGCTGTAAAAAAACAAAAGATAAAAGAAGAAGGCGGCTTTTACTCAAAGTCCGGCAACTGGTGCACATCATTAGGCGGTACTACATCAGGTCAGGCGAAAGGCGGTAAGGTGAACGGGGAAAAGAGAAGAAAGGAAGCGATGAACGATGAGAAGAACAATATGATAGCCGCCATGTTGGAGGGGTGCAATACTCCGCAAGATATTGACAAGGTAGTTGAACGATTGAACGCAAGAGGCATTCGCACACATAGTGGCTTAGAATTTACCCGAAATCGCTTAACCGCGCTCAGAACGAAAATAAACAGGCGTGCGGAATACGCACAAAGCGTATTATCTGAATGAATGTTTAAAAACATGCCTTCTTTATTAATGTAATATTTTGCAGTGTGGAAATAAACGCTTATCTTTGCATCATCAAAATAACAATAGACCCGGCGGCAACGGATAAGCGGCATTAAGATTATGAAAACATTTAATTCATTAGATGTAAACTTTCGCAGAGCATTCAAACAGGCAGCAAAACAAGGCATCGTTAAATTCACGGTTGAAGGGATTAAAGACGATCCTGATTTAATTTATCCGATGTTTGAAGTTTCGAATAATCATGTCACTTACTATTCTGGACAGAGACAAGAGAGTGTTTGTATAACTGACAAAAAAATAAAAGCTGTTATTTATTAATGAAAAATGAAAATCCGAAATATCCAGGTATATACCTTGCTGAAAACATTATTGATTACCATGGCCAGATAGGGATTATTCGCCTATCTTTCCCTCGTTGTTTTATTTGGTTCGACCAAGATGCGGATAGTATATACTGTAGCTATGATGAATTTAAAGATAGAATAGCCCACATAAATTGGCTTGATCCATCTAACAGCGGAAGCAATAGAGATAAGGAATTAGCATTGATTGAGATGTGGAATTTCTTGTGTGAAGAAGAAAGAGAGGAAGAGAGGTTATATGGAGAACTTGGATGAGAGAGAACGAATCGGCAAGCGTATTGCCGAACTTAGAAAGCAAAAGGGATTGTCTCAAGCGAAATTGGCTGAGTTGGCCGGCATTGATCCGGGTCACATAGCACGGATAGAGCTTGGCAGGTATAGCACAGGTATAGATATCCTTGCAAAGATTGGGCATGCGCTGGGTTCCAGGATTGATTTTATAGAAAACTAAAAAAAATGAAAACATTAGAAGAACTCAGAGACTTTATCAACCGAGAAATAAACTTTGTGTCTTTGGATATAATTTTTAAAGTCGTTGATTTAGCCATAGCTGAAAACGGATGGACCGATGAACGTCCCAGTTCTCAATACGGTATATGCAATGATGGTGTACGTATCCTTTTCTTTGATTTGGAAATGGTTGCTGTAATCAATGCCATTGACGACTCAGTTTAAAACAAACAGTTTCAGCAAGTAGGGCTGTATAACTCTTGCTGAAACTGTTCTTCCAATTCAGGTGTTAAAGTCTAATCTTACTTTCTAGCAAATCAAATCCTTTTTCCACTTCGGAATTAAGAACTTTCGCATAAACTTGTTTTCATATTTGTTGTCCCCTATTCATTTTCTCCTTGATACTCATGAATAAAGTGAATGCTGCCACTGCCCGTACTCTGTAACTGTAGCACTTGTTGCCGTTGCTCGTCTGCCCACTGAAGAAGTGTACGTACCAACTGAGGCTGAGACTGTACTCAGTACTGGACCAATACCATGTGGAGGATAACGGTTCTTTGCCTATGTACCTCAGCACATCGTTTATATTATCTTGATAATGAGCTATTAAATTAAGCTGTCCTAATGATGGGATATATTCGTCATCTTTCAGCAGATTAGACAGTTTAGGATTTCGCTCAATCAGTTGAGCAGTGTTACGCTGTCCATTCATATCAAATAATGCATCACATTCACGCCCATAATAGATTTGATTTCTAGATTCCTCTCGGCTGTCATTGTCAAGCAGCTGAACATCCTTATGCTCCGTCAACGAGATGGCAAACGATACGTCTTTGTGCTTTAATCCGATGTATCGTACACAATCTTTGAAGTTATCGCCGGTAAACGGTTCTGCATGTCCGTCTTCGTAGATTAGATACAAGCCGTTAGTCCAGTCTGCCCTGTCTTCTTTAGTCGGCATCATAACCGATTGGCGTAAATTTTCAATGTTAACCTTCATCGTCTTATTGTTTTTAAATTATTGCTCAATACTTTTTCCCATTTTTGTTTTCTCTCAATTCATTGTATCTCATCTTCTGATTGATGTGCCATGTGAGGTCTATGTCCAAATGGTTGGCAAGCCCGAAAATAGCCAATAGCATGCCATTTAATTGCTTTTCTAATGGATAGTCATATTCATACGCATATCTGATGGGAATTGTGGACATAGCATATATACTTTCTGTAAAGGTCTCATCCTCACAACTTTCCTCCGCCTCGTATAACATTTCTTCCGTAAAATCCTCGATGTCTATCTTACGCAATCCGCACAAATCAAGCAGGCGTATAGCTGCATCGGCAAGTTCAAATTCAACACTATCAGTATATTTTAGATGTTCATTGCAAACCCTTTGAATGGCAGATTTTGTAACTCCATACGTATTATGCTTATAGATAGTAGTATAAGCAGTCCCTAATTTATGCAAAAAAGATATTTCACATTTCTGCTCATAAGTTAATTTTTGAGATTTTTTACTACTATGCAAGCCTGATACATAAGCATGTCTATTATTTTGCGAAGGGGATACAAACTCTAAATTACTTATATTATCGTTAGTCTTATCTCCATCTATATGATTTACAAAATCTGTATCTGATATTTTATCAAGAAAAGCATTTGCAACTAATACTGCCACCTTATGCGTTTTCCCTTTTAATGCTACAGTATAATATCCCGTACCTCCAAGACCGGGCTTTAATATTCTACCTTTCTTTAAATAATATGAATTACCATTCCATACCATCATATCTTTACTTTTAACTCTCCCTAGATTGGAAACTTCATAGTATTGCTCATATTCTTTTACTGATTTCCATTTTTCTATTGTTTCTTTTTCATTACTGAAATTTTTAATATAATGAAATCTTTCATTTCTGTCCGCTTCCACAGCTTCCATAAGCTCTCCAACGATAAGGAAAAGGCAGTGTTCTTTACTCAGTTCTTTATCATGGAAGCCGTGCTCGCAAGCGGTCTTATAAGCACGATTCCGTAGTTCGTTCAAATTAATATTGCTCATAAATTTACTCCCTATCTGTTAATCAATCAGTTCAAATTCATATACGAAAACATAAGGATTGGATTCCCATGTACCCTTGCCTGATACTTTATCTATGAGGTCGGCAAAGGCTTCACGAGGTGTATAATAAGCCATTTTACTTTTTTTGTATTCATATACCCAAGGTATGCCATACCCTATTTCATGCGAGTTGCTGGCGTATATTCCTTCCTTAAAGCAATCTTCATCGCTAATGTCCTGTAAACGTTCAACCTTAAGATCGGTAATTCGGATATGATGGGGCATGAAGTCAGCGCGGACAAAGAGTTTATTATTCCAGCCTGAGGAGCTCTTTAATGCACCATCTTCTCCGTTTCCCCAATTCGCAGTTCTAAAAGCATCGTACCTTGAATCAACAGGATAACCTTCTTGTTCGACATCACGATATTTTTGCGCAATGGCAACAACTTCACCAACCTTATATCTAGACAAATGAATTTTATCTTTACAATATGTAAATGGAACAATTCGTCTAGTCATTGTCTTACAACCGTCCAACACCGCTTGTGTTAATCCAAATTTATCGTTAAAAAAAATCTTTTTCATATTTATATCAATTTTAATGCTTCCTGTAATCCGGCTTCAAGTGCGTCTTCGTAGACATCCCATTTACCACCATCATTAGGTCCTTCATAAACAGAGCTGGCTATATGAGTTCCATTGTCAGCTTTAGATATTTCGTATCCATAGCCACAAGCACAGTTATATACACATATATGAATGTTTTGGGTTTCACGTAACCACTTTTGGGCGATGGATTGTGTAGGGCAAGGATAAAATAATTTAGGTAAATCCTTACTAGTTCTAAATATGGTTTCCATCATTATACCCTTATGATTAATAATATCTTTGCAATACTCATTAAACCCTTTCTCTTTCAGCAACTTCGCTGTTTCTAATGTTACAAGTTCTTCGGTCATAACTATTTTATTTTAGGTTTTTCATTGTGCTCTTTGGCATTTTTAGCTTTTTCACACGCTTGTATTTTCATAACTGTAGGACAATCACAATTCCCACATCTATCATTATACCAACAACAATATTCACACTGATGCATCGTTCATTTCTCCTTTCCTTTAAAGTGTTCTATTAGCTCTTCTACGGTAGCCTTATGACTACAATGGAACCATGCCGCCTGTACACTATCTTTAATATTTTCTCGTGCATAATTGATGTCATCGTCATCGCATATAAACCAAATATTTTCAGGAGGATATACAAACCATTGTGAATCGTCTGTATCATCCCTTAATGCAGCGATAGCCAAGAAAAGTTCTTCGTTGGTTCCGCAATCAATGCAATCTGCAAAATCCCATATACTTCCAAACATCCATTGACTAATACAATCAAATCCATCGTATACTACGCCAATACAATCATAGAAATATAAATTACGATTTTTATATCCCAACTCCTCCAACTTCTTCCGAAGTTCCGGTGTATTTTTGCGTATAAAGCACGGTGCTGTAAATCCCATAGTTATTCCTCCTTCTCTATTTTTACTTTTCCGCGGTTAACAAAGCCATCACAGTTCATCAAAGCACAAAGACAGATGGCATATTCTTCCTTCTCCGACTTACTGCAAATGCGCAACAGTGAGCATTGGTTGCATGGGACATTTTCACTCACCATCTCATGCAATACTCCATCTATTATTATTCCGTTCTTTACTTCCATAATCAGTCTCCTTCCTCTTTAATTCGTTCAAGTACATCCCTGTTGGCTTCGAGTATCTCATCAAAAGAAGGGATAGGAAGCCAATGGGTAATGCCTAATCTTTCTTTACCAACATTTGCTCCAGTTTCCCATTCACCCAAAGATGAAAGCTGGCAAATAAGGAAGCCATAAGCCCCTCTTGTCAGAACCACTGTATTATTTTCCGGCAACCGTTCCTTAACACTTATCCAAGGAGATTGCTTTGATTGCCATTCTGCACCGGCAATAAATGATTCATAACTCTGTTTATGCACTCCATTAATAAATCCACTTATTGTGCCTTCGGTATCACATATTTCAAAATGTGATTGGTGCTCTCTTGCCGCTTCTTCTACTGTCTGTTTCATATCTATCTTAGTTATACGTTAAACCTCTATCTCAAACTGCTCACTTTTTGTCGATGGCATACAATCAAGAAGAGAAGAACCTACTGAGACATAATAGATACCATCTTTTTCAAGCGGGAGCCAATGGAAGTAGCGTCCTGTTTCTTCGTGCATTACCGGAATCCCAAATTTATTAAGGAGCCGACCATCTATACCTCGAAACTTTCTACGCCATCTATCAATGAATTCACGACCTTCTTTCTTTCGTTTATTGATTTTCCAACACGGATGCTTCTTATCATCATTATTCGGAATCAGTTTCTCAGGAACAAACTCCTTATCATCAAATCCAATAAGAGTATAAAGCCACTCAGCGGTTATTCCCAATGCCCATCCATATCCGAGGCTATCCGGTCTTGAACCACAATATTCTTGAATCATATCTTTAGCTTCGTTTTGTTCGCGCATAAGCTGTTCATTCATTTGTTTCAGTAGCTTCTCAAGCTCTGAACCTTGTTTTGCTATTATCTTCATTTCTGTTCCGTTTTGAGGGTTATTTAATTTTTAAAAAGTTGCTCATTCGCTCAATGCATCTTTGTTTCTGATTGAGATTGGGATGCACATATAAATTGAGTGTGGTAGCGATATTCGAATGTCCAAGAATTACACTCACTGTCTTATAATCGCATTGACTTTCAATGCATCTGGTAGCAAATGTATGCCGGAGTCCATGAAACACAATGTGCGGAATATTCAGACGCTTCAAGAGCCGGGCAAAGAAATCACGGTAAGAACGGGGATCTTCCGGACGTTCTGATGTTCCTACTACAAATCGGGACGGAGATATTTTCTTTACTTCCTTCAAGGCAAAGAGAAGCTGTCTTGAGATAGGTATCTCCCGGTATGAATTTCGTGTTTTGGGAGAAGTGAAAGTCCTTTCCGTAGTTCTTGATTCGCAGTTGTATATCCTTCCTGCTGTATAACTAATGGTGATTACCTTCTGTCTGAAATCCACATCTTCCCATCGCAGGGCACACACCTCTCCAATCCTCATGCCGGTACACAGAGACAGCAGAATGCCTATATTCTTAGGAGTTGGGGATTCGGTGAGATGGCTCATCAGTATCTGTTGATGGTTTAAGGACAAAGTAGGCAAACGGTGAGATTCGGTATCTGTAGGATAGTTTATCTCCCACTCCTCATAAGGGAATAACTTATGTTTCCCACCATACTTGACTATAGATTTCAGCACCGCCACAATATCCCTTACGGTTTTTTTAGCAAGACCAGAGGAAAGCTTGTAGAGAACAAATTTCTGAACGTCGCTTTCCGATATAGCTGTCACCGTCCCAAAATATGGGAGTAAATGGGTTTGAAGGGTAAGCATATACGCGCACATCGTGGCATGCTTTATAATAGGTCGCTTCGCAGCACTCCAAATCCTGGCGACTTCTTGAAATGTTTTAGTATTCATTTCTGTTCTGATTTACATTAATTCAATTATAACCTTTTTAAAATTAACATATAAAGGTATTGCTGACATACCCCCATTGCAATCCAACTGTCTTAAAGAGGGAACGACCTCTCCGTCATCATCAATCTCATAATCTGCAATATAGGCTAACTTCTTCACTTCGGGGACCAATATCCTTTCATTGCTCAAAAGAGAAAACCTTTCATGAGCCGGGACCGTTATACAAACCTTGCTTCCAATAGGGAACCCTTGGTTGGATTCAATGTATTCCTTTTCCAACTTCCCCTTTTCGCCATTCAATTCTTTTAGCTTTAAATCAATGGCATTTCTTTTGCTCAAAAATTCTTCCTTATTCATGTTTTTGTTTTACTCTAATTGTTTATCGAAAATCTTAATACATTCAAATAAATAGTGCGCAATTATAGGTTGTACTGCATTGCCTATACACTCCGTTCTGTCCACCCTATCGGGAAGTTCATTAGACTTTCCAGCAAATCGGGGTGAGGGTATTGACTGTCTTGTTCTCCATCCCGGATATACTCGTGTATATTGCCCCGATAGGTAGGGCTTCCGAAATATCGATTCTTGGATGCTCCTTTTGCCGTTGACTTCACAGGAGTAGGCAATACAATATAATCGCTCCCGACCCTGTTGTATACCAAAGTCGGTGCCTGATAAACATTGCCATTCTGCATCATACCCGATTTCGGAAAGGTCGCATAAAACCCGTTCAAATCCCCGAATAAGGAGCATTGGACTGTTTTCAATGATGATGTATTTAGGTCTAACTTCCCGTATAACTCGGTACATTTCAGTCCATAAGCCACTTCTTTCACCGACAATTCCGACACCTTTTCCAGCAACGCTGATGTCTTGGCAAGGGAATCCACCGCTGATGATGTCAACAAATGTTGGATTTGAATACGTTCTAATATCTCTGTTGATTTCATGGTTTTCTCCAAAATTTTTTTTGATTATACTTGCTTGATAGTCTTCATATTCGCAACTCCAGAGTGTTTTTATTCCGGCAAACGCTGCACCCAAGCCGAAACCTTCTATCCCACTAAACAGAGAGCCATGAGTCAATTTACTTTGCTTCATCTCTATATTTTATTGAATATTCCGATTAATGTAATCCACAATCTTTTCCAATCTACTTGAAGAAAACAAATGATTATTAAGAGTTCGCTTGCCTTCTTTCCATTCGTAAAATAATTGGTAATATGGTGGATTGAGTGTCCGGTCAACCTTTATGCAATACCAATTAGTGGCGTATTCAGTTATAAGATTCTCAATATATTCGTCCGAATTTTCTAAATCAGTAACAAATACCATCTTATCAGTAGTAAGTATCATCTTTTAGTTCCTTTCTAATTTGTTTTACGCCTATTCATAAGGGTTTGTTTTACAATAATTTTTATTCCCTGACATATTCAGTAGCTTATTTAAAGACTCATCTGAAAGAAGATGTTTGTTGCTAAAGTTTCCAAGCATTGAACGAGGTTCAATATTTTCATCTCTCATAAATTTCTGTATCTCGTATATATGAAAAAGTAAACCTTCACAATCTACTGCATAGTATTCAATGCCATCGTCATTACTGGCCGATACTTCGTAACCAATCCACCCACCATCTCCAATATAAGTACTTATCTCAATATTACGGCAAAAACCGTAACTGATCAGCAATAGTCTTAGTACATCTTTTCCACTCATATCTATTCTGTTTTGAGGGTTATTCACTATCGTATTCTGACATGATTTCCAAAATATCGCTTTGTATATTTTCATCAGTTAACATGTGCTCAACTAATTCTTTTTGCTGCGAGGGTGTGGCTATAATACACTTCACTATTTTATTGCTATCGGTAGCCATTATTATAATTCCACCTTCGCGAGTCTTAGGTAGGCGTACTGCTATTTCTTTAGCAAATGCCTCTACGTCTTGAATAAATTGACATTCCATATTAGTTCCTTTCTAATTTGTTTTGAATTAATTACTTCCGCTAAACCTCCTTAAGCTGTCCATTGACTAGCATATACCATGTGTCAGCCTTAACCTTTTTCCCGTCAACTTCAAACGCCTTGACCTCCTTAATCGGGTAGGTATCACCGTTCCATTCTCCACGTTCTGCGAGGACTATCCAGCAACCTATAGCTCCCTTAGCCTTACACTCGTATCCGGCAGCAAGAGCAATGCTATCCTTGCCTGTGGCTGATGCTGCACCATAGTTGCCGGTGGCTGATGCTGCACCTTGGTTGCCGGTGGCTGATGCTGCACCTTGGTAGCCGGTGGCTGATGCTGCACCATAGTTGCCGGTGGCTGATGCTGCACCTTGGT